CTGCCCGGTCGTATAGCTGATGACGCCGTGATCTTCGCAGGTGGCGCAGGTCGGAGGCTTGACCGGATGATCAACGAAGTAGCATTGCACCGCTGTGCGCATCTGCGTGAACACGGCGTCGCGCGCCATCGTGTTGCCCATGATGGCGCGCTCTATCTCGTCGAAGCGGTCGCGCAGGTCTTGCGGTATTGGATGGGTCATAGATCACCTCTGAATTTAAAAGACTTCGATTTCACCGCGCGGCCAGATCAGTCGGGCATCACGCAGCGCCTCGGCATGGTCGATGCTTTCACCACCGCCCATTTGAAACACGCCGTAGCCTGGCACGCGTACGAACCATGATTTCTTTTTCATGGCGCGCGGGTGTCGCGGTTGCTGCTGTGCAACGGTTTCTGCCCGGGCTTCAGTTCCCAGGCCCACACCGACTGGCACTGGCCGTTGGTACACAGCCGGACGAACTGCGTGGCGATGTCGCTCAGTGGCTCGCCGCAACCGGGGCAGGGCTTACCTTGTGGGGCTTCAAACATGGATGGGCCTTGTGGGTTGGGCGCCGTAGCGCCCGGTTATGGTGGATTAGTAAGTGATGGTGACGGCTGGGATTTGCTGCTTGATGATCGCGGTGATGATCGCCTTGGCTTCATCCGGCATAAGGAATGCTTCAGGCTGCCCGTCGCCGGACAGGTTGATCTTTAGGAGGGCTTCGAGTGCAGCCTTGTTGATCGCCCCGCAATGCGCGCGGTTGGCGGCGCGGGCTTCATCGTCGCGGCGCTGCTGGTCCGCCTCGGCCTGTTGCTGGCGATCCTTGGCGGCCTGATCGTCCAGCACCTTCTGCCGGGCATCGGCGGCGGCCTTCTCTTCGCGCTGCTGTGACTGGCGGCGCTCGTCCGCAAGTTTCTGCTCGGCATCGGCTAAGGCCTGCTTATTTCGGCGCGCAGTGTCCTCGGCATCCCGCACACGCTTGGCGTCGGCGTCGCGCTGCTCCTGCTGCTGTTTCTCGTTGCGCTCGCGTTCTTCCTTCACGGCCAGTTCGGCGGCGTCCTTGATCTTCTTTTCTTCTTCGAGGGCGGCGATCTTGCGGCGGTTCTCGACCAGCTCGGCCTGTTCGTTTTCGTACTGCTGACGCTTGGCCAGCGCCTCGGTCAGCACGGTGATGCCATAGGCGCGCTTTTGTTCAGCTTCTTCCAGGCGGTGGCCGAAGTCCTCAACGGTCAACGGCTCTTGCTCCAGGCCGAACAAGGCGCCTTGAATCTCGTCAGCGGTGGCGTCAGCGGCCAGGGTGAAGCGCGCCACCACCTGGTCAATGCCTGCTTGCAAGCGATCCTCTTCGGCGTCGCGCGCGGCTTGCCATTCGTTCAGCGGCTTGCGCACCTCATCGCGCAGGGCGTTCATATCCGTCTCGAACTTGCGCAGCTCGGCCTCGATCACTTTCGGCTGCTCTTTGAGCTTCTTCAGGTACAGCCGGCCCGCATCGTCAACCGCCGTCTTGGAGCGCGCCACGGTGGCCGCCAGCGAGGCTATGCGCTTGCGGCCCTTGTCGGTGCTCAGGTCCGGCACTTCATTGATCACCGCGGCGCGAGCAGCGTCGACGAATTGCTTCAGGCTGTTGTGACCGAAGATCGTCGGCGCCTTCTCGGCGGAAATCTCCGGCAGTTTAATCAGGTCGGTGACCGGGGTTTCGGTGGTGGCTTCAGCGGCGGCGTCCGCTGCTTTGGTTTTTCTGGCTGCCATGTCGTGATGCCTCTGTGTGTTGTGGTGGGTTAGGCGGTTTTGGGTTTGCGGGCTTTAACACCGGCCTGACGCTGCGTGTCGGTCAGCGTGCCTTTCGCCGGCTGGCTGCGTGTGCCAGGCTCTTCGGCGTGGTCTTCCTCGTACTGCGCCACGTCGCTCAGGCGGTAACCGATCTTGTTGCCGAGGCTTACCCGCTTCGGACCTTTGCCGTCGTTGAACCAGTTTTGCAGGGTGCGCGGCGTCATGTTCCAACGCGCAGCCAGCTCCTTTTGCGTCAAAACGCGGTCTTCAGTGTTAGCGGTCATACTCGGGGCACTCGTCAAGGTTAGGGGTGTCGTCGCCAAAATACGGCTCATCGACGGGTTGTTGTTGGGTTTGTGGTTCCGGCGTCACGTCGTCGGCTGGTTTTTCTTTGTTGATGATCGCCTGCAAGCGCGACGGCTGGCCGGGCTTGTGCTCGACCTTCGGCGGCTGCGTATCCTGCTCCAGGTCGAAGTTCATGGCCTGGTTATCGTGCTCGATCACGCGCGACAGGTCTTCGCTGTCCGTTGGCAGCTGCTTAAAGGCGCGCTTGATCACAGCCTTGATTGCAAACTGATCCTCCCAGTTGTTCCAGCCTGGGCCATTCTTGGATTTGGACATGGAACGCACAGCAGCGATGTCGCGGGCGTTCATCACCTCGCGTTTCACCTCGCCGTTGTTCAGCTTGATGATGCAGTAGGCAGCGATCACCGGACCGGCATCGTCGGCGCCCATGTACGGCTTGTGCACAATGCGCGGCTGATCACCTCGCTCGTACTCAAACACGTCCTTCTGACGCACAGCCACACCGTCGACCATGGCCACGTCGCCGGTGCGGTAGAGGATGTTGATCAGGCCGCGGACCATCGGCATGTACTGGGCTTGCTTCTCCCAAATGGCCGGGCAATTCTTTTTGGCGACGTTGCAGTTGTAGACCTGAATCACCGCCTCTTTGCCATCCGGCAGTAAGCCGTCCTTGGCCGCCAGCATGATCGAGCCCATCAGCGACGTCGAGGTGCAGGTCAGCAGCTCCGGGTTCATGCTCACCACGGTTAGCGCGGTGCGAATGAAGCGGTCGACATCGATGCCTTGCGGCAGCTGCGCGGCGATCTGCTCGCGCTGGCCACCGGTTAACATCTTCTTGAAGCCTTGGGCCGGGCTTAGCGGCTTTTTGTCGTCGGTGGTGGTTACGGTGGTGCTCATGCTGAAAGCCTCGGAACGGTTAAAGGGTGGTTACTTCTTCGGGTAAATCCGCATCATGCGGTGGCCAGAACGGGCGCCCAGGCGCTGGCCAATGTGCGCAGGGGTGATCAAGGTGCCGGCGCTGTCCTTGGTGGTGCCGGCGCTGATGCTGTAACCCGGGACCAGCACCTTGGCGTTGTGGCCGATGACGGTCAGGATTTCCGCCTTGAGCGCGCTTTTCTTATCGTCGGCAGCCTTGTATTCCTTGCCGGCCGCTTCGTGCAAAGCAATCAACTCTTTCAAGCGCGCGTTGTCGCCCATGTCGACGGTCTTGCCGTTGTCCTGGTACAGCAGCTGCGCGATGGTGTCGCCGTCGGCGCTGAAGTCCGGGGCCGGGGCCTTGCCGATGTCGACGCTGTGCCAGAACTCGCCGACCTTGTCGATGATGGCGCGGCCAATCGAGCGGTCCCGCTGGCGCATGAACGGCATCGGGGCGTTACCACCCACCAGCGGCGCGATCAAGGTCCACTCCATGTCCGCCGTCTCTTGCTGGTGTTGCACCTGCAATTCGATGTGCGGCGGCGCTTCCATGATGTGATCGTCGGCGATCCACGCACGCTTGAATTGCAGGCCGTCGACGTTCTTCACTTCCATGATGCCCGGGCCGTTTTCACGGAAGGCATCGCGGTAGGTTTCGTCGGTGCCGGTGTAGTCCTCGGCCAGGCCGACGATCTTGAAGTCGAACGACGAGCCCATGCGCAACTCAGGAATGCGGGCATAAATTTTGAACGGCTCAACGAGCAGGCCGGTGTCTTCGGCGATACCGTAGGCAATCGCGGCTTCCAGACGGTTGCCCCAGCGGATGCGATCGTTGAGCTCAAAGTCAGCCTCAAGCTGGCCGGTCTTGGCGTGAAAAAGGCTGTACGGCGTGGCATACGGCGAGCAGCCAAACAGGGCCGACACCTCGGTGGACGTCAGATCTTGTTGGCGCATGCCCAGCCATTCGGCTTCGGTGGTAAAGGTCAGGAAATCGCGTTTCATGGATGCCTCTAAGGTGGTGATAGGTGAGTCGCTATAATGGCGAATCTGTTTCGCCTTGGCAACAGCAATTTTCGCTTAAAGCGTGAAGATATTCGTTACATGCGCGACAGCAGCACCGGCGATGCCCATTCCAGCGCCACCGATTCGGCTGTGTACGGCCCTGACAGGTTGAAGGTGCCAAGCTGATAGCCGCGCCGCACCGTGGCCAGCACCATGGCGCCGCCTTCGATCTTGACGTAACAGAAGCGCCCCACCGCATCGCCCGCGACTTCCGTTGGGCGCACGCAAAAGAACGACCATCCATCGAGCCAGGCATTTACCGAGTCGGCAGTGTGCGCTTGCAACGCGATCACCCCTTCCGGCAATCCATCGGGTGACGGCGTGCGCGCGGGCTTGGCCAGCAGCTCGACGGTGCCGTCACCGCGCATCACCCCCACCATCGGCAAGCGCGTATCACGCACCCCGGCAATTCCAGCCGCCTCGGCGATCCTGGCCAATGGCACGCCGAAGATTTTCCCCAGTTGATTGGCTTCCTCTAACTGCATGCGCCGCTTGCCGGAAAAGGTCAGCGACAACTGTGAGTGCCCCATGCCCATTTTGGTGGCGACGGCGCGCAAGGAGAGTTTTTGTTGCGCCATCAATGCTTTGAAAAAACGTTTATCGACGATCATGGGATGCCTCACATGCTTATAAGTGCGCAAAGGTGTTGCGCTGGCCATCGCCCGGTTATAAGATGGAACCACACCAAACCATAGCGAACCAACAAGAGGCTAGCAGCATGATTGAAAGGCTGCTGAAAAAATCGGAAGTTGAACAGCTCACCAGCTTGTCAGCCTCTGAAATTGTTCGGCAAGAGAAGGCGGGGACATTCCCCAAACGGATCAAGATCGGGGCGCAGCGTAGCGCCTGGGTTGGTTCTGAAATCGACGCCTGGATTCAGGCGAAAATCAAGACAGCAAGGAGTGAGGGTTAGATGGCAGATTTGAACGAATGGCAAGGCATAGGCCGGCTTGGTAAAGAAATTGAGCTGCGTTTCTTGGGTAACGGTGATGCCGTGGCCAGCTTCAGCATCGCCTGCGATGACAGCTACAAGGACAAGCAAACCGGGGCCAAGGTCGAGCGCACCGAGTGGGTTCGTTGTGTGGCGTTCCGCCAATCCGCCGAGTTCCTGGCTGAATGGCTGCGCAAAGGCAACCGCGTGTTGATCAAGGGCAAGCTGAAAACCCGTGAGTATGACAAGGATGGCGTGAAGCATTACGTCACCGAGATTCATGCGGATCGCGGCACGCAGATTATTGACTGGCCCGAGCGCGACCAGAACCAAACGCAGCAACAGCAGCGCCCGGTTAATCAGCAGCAACAACGCCCGGCGCAGAACAGCCAGCAACAACAGTCGCGCCCGGCCGGTAACGGTCAGCAGCAACAACGCAATCAGCAGGCCGCACCACAACCGCAACCCGACTTCGACAGCTTTGATGACGATATACCGTTCTAAGTGTTTGATTTATAACAACTTTCCGTCATAACTAGTATTCAGAGGCATCATCCATGTTCTTCAAAAACGTTATCGCTTACCGCCTTACCCAAACCATCGCTTTCGACGTCGCCGAACTGGAAGAGTTGTTGGCCGGTAAGGCGCACCGCGAGCCGGCATCGCAGGAACTGTCTACCTACGGTTTCGTTTCTCCATTCAAAAACGCCTTGGTGGAAACAGCGCTGGCACCGTCCGGCGAGTACCTGCTGATTGCCGCGAAGAAGACCGAGCGCATCCTGCCCGGCAACGTGATCCGCGACGAGCTGAAAAAGAAGGTTGACGCGATCGAGTTTGAACAGCAGCGCAAGATCTACAAAAAGGAACGTGACCAGATCAAGGATGAAATCATTCAGGAATTCCTACCGCGGGCTTTCCTTCGCTCGAAAGTAACCCATGCCCTGATCATGCCGGCCGCTGGCTTAGTCTTGGTTGATGCCAGTTCGCCGAAGGTCGCAGAGGATATTCTGTCTACCCTGCGTGAAGTGCTCGGCAGCCTTCCGGTTCGACCGCTGTCCGTGAAGATCGCTCCCGTCGCAACCATGACTGATTGGGTCAAGGTCCAGAAGGCTGCCGATGACTTTTTCGTGCTCGATGAGTGCGAAATGCGCGACACCCACGAAGACGGCGGCACGGTAAAGTGCAAAGGCCAAGACCTGACCAGTAACGAAATCGAGGGGCACATCGCCACCGGGAAACTGGTCACCAAGCTGTCGTTGGCATGGAAAGATAAGTTCTCGTTCATGCTCGACGACAAGCTGGTTATCAAGCGCCTGCGCTTTGAAGATTTGTTGCAGGACCAGGCCGAAGCCGATGGCGGTGATGACGCGCACGGCCAGCTGGTTGCATCGCTGATCATCATGGCCGGAGCCTTCGTTGAATTTTTCCCGGCCCTGCTCGATGCCTTGGGTGGCGAAGAGCTTCCGCAAGGGATTGATGTTGGTTCCGCCGACTTCGACGAACTCGCCGATCAGGAAAAGCTCGACCTGACCGAAGCCATAAAGTTTGTCCGTGAGAGTGGTAAGGCTTCGATCAGTGCGATTCAGCGCAAATTCACATGGGGTTATAACCGCGCGGCCCGGATGATCGAAGCACTTGAAAATGCCGGGGTGGTGACGCAGATGAACACCAACGGCTCGCGCGAAGTGATTCAATAATGACCTACCGGGTTGACTGGAAACTGCATTACCAGTCGCCCCGGATTCGCGGCAAGCGCTTCGCACCGAAGCGCCCCGTATCCTGGCGCGGCAGTGTTTCAATGGTGTACATCGAGGGTGACAAACGGGTGACCGATGAACGTCAATGGGTGTCGCCGTTTCCGCTGAAGCGGGATCAGGCCTTGGACGTGATGCGGGCCATGCTGCAAGACATCATCGAGGAAAGCGGCCAGGGCGCCGTCGACGCGGCGTTTTGGATGGAGGTGACGTGAGTAAATATTACTTCCGAAAAATGCCAGGCGGCACGCTGGTGCCGGACAACGACGAAACCGTCGAGCGCCTGCAAAAGATCAAGACCGGCGCGGTGGTCAGTTGCGAGATTGCCCAGCCGCGCAACTACAAGTTTTTGCAGAAGACGATTTGTTTGTACCGCTACTGTTTTGACGTGTTCGCCGAGCAGATGGAAGACAGCCATTTGGAATACCTGGGCATGAAGGCGGCGCCGTCCTTCGACCGCTTCCGGCATGACCTGACGATTCTGGCCGGGCACTACACGGCTACTTTTGACATCCAGGGCAAACTGAAGCTGGAAGCCAAGAGCCTGAGCTACGGCAAGTGTTCGGAAGAAGAGGCCGAACGCATCTACAACGACGTGATTAACGCCGCACTGAAGCAAGTCTTCAAGCTGAGCATGACCGAAGATGAGTTGAAAAAGATCGTCGATCAGATATTGGGGTACGCATGACCGCCTACTACAACGAATTTGATCCGTATGCAGCCAAATGGCTGCGCAACCTAATCGAGGCTGGCCACATTGCACCAGGAGTTGTTGATGAGCGAAGCATTGAAGACGTCCTGCCAAGTGACCTCAAAGGGTTCACTCAATGCCATTTCTTCGCTGGGATTGGCGTTTGGTCCCTCGCTCTGCGTCGCGCAGGATGGCCGGATAATCGACCAGTCTGGACAGGAAGTTGCCCATGCCAGCCTTTCAGCCCGGCAGGCAAAGGCGATGGGTTTGCTGATGAACGCCACCTATGGCCCTCATTCGCTTGGCTCGTCCAGCAGCGCAGACCTTCAGTCGTGCTTGGAGAACAAGTTGCGAGTGCGGCTGAATGGCTCTCATGTGTGCAGCGTGATCTGGAAGCCATGGATTACGCATTCGGGGCAATGCCTATCCAGGCCGCGAGCGCAGGTGCGTTCCACCTTAGGGACAGGATTTACTTTGTGGCCGACTCCGGCAGCCAGGGACTGGCGCAGCGAATCAGCCAGTCCAGAGTTCTACGCGAAGTGGCTTGCGCACCCGAAGGGCAAGACGCTGCCGATGTTGCTGGCTCTGGCCAGGCATGGTTCAACGGACCCGATGGCAAAAAGCGGCCAATTGAACCCGGCGTTCACCCGCTGGTTGATGAATCTTCCGCCAGAGTGGGACGATTGCGCGCCTACGGAAATGGGCTCGACGCTAAAGCAGCGCGCAGCTTTGTTGAGTCAGTAATGGAAACTAGAATATGAATACTGCCGAAAGAAAACACTTAGGTAAGGTGGCGGCCTTCGGCTGTATCGCCTGCTACAAGCAAGATACGCCAGGTACGCCCGGAGAAATCCACCATCCTCGGGCCGGTGGTGCGGGCATGGGCAAGAAGGCCTCGCACTATGACGCCATCTGTTTGTGCCCGCCGCATCATCGCGGCACTGCGGGCCTGAGCATTCCCAGCATCCACGCCAGCAAGAACGCTTTCATCGAGGCCTTTGGCACCGAGGCGGAATTGCTGGAACTGTCGAAAACATTGATCTAGGGGGATTTATGATTATTGGGGTTGATCCAGGCGGTACGGGCGCGCTGGTGGCGCTGGACGCTAACGGCGAGCTGATTGATACGCTGCTGATGCCGACACTCAAGGTTGGCACCAAGACCGGTATCAACGGTGCGGCTATTCAGGCTTGGCTAGTTAAACTGAAAGCGCTGGCCGCGTGTGCGCCATTCAATGACGTGAAGTGCCATGCCTTCATTGAACTGGTGAACGCCATGCCCAGCGGTCCACCGGGTGCCAAGCGCGCCATGGGTGTCGGTTCGGCCTTCAGCTTCGGCAAGGCTGCGGGCCTGGTTGAAGGGGTGATACAAGGCGCCTGCATTCCGCATACGCTGGTCACGCCGCAGGCCTGGAAGAAACACGCCGGGCTGATTGGTTCCGACAAAGATGCGGCCCGGTCCAGGGCAATACAACTTTATCCTTCCTGTCGAATCTTGGACCTGAAGGGCAAGGGTCAGGCCGTGGCTGATGCGATTCTAATCGCACGCTACGGGCTTTTCCGCGAGTCGCCCGGTTCGATTTAATCACCGTTCGGTGATGTCAAGAAAAATAACTGCTATATCTGGTTGGAGTGCCGCGAGTTTTAAGCGGTACACTCCCGCCGCGTTCAAAAAAACGTAAACGCCCACCTTGGCGGGTGGTATTATTTCATCAGGCCTCCCCAAGGTCAGTGCAGGTCCGTTGAAGCCTGTCCGCCAACGCCGTTTCGGTGACTGATCTTGGGAAGGCCTTTTTTTGGGCTATAGAAACGTGAAAGGAACACAATCGCAGTGCGCGCAGATCCTCAAGTGGTTGCGCGAAGGAAAGCCCCTCACCCCGTTACTGGCCCTGGACAACTTCGGTTGCTTCCGTCTCGCCGCTCGCATTGGCAACCTCAAGGCGGAAGGTCACACCATCCACAAAGGCATGATCACCGTCACCACCCGCGACGGCAGCCAATCTAAGGTGTCGGAGTATCGGCTGTGCGGGGTGTCGGTATGAAGTTCGGTTCCGTATGCAGTGGCATCGAAGCTGCTAGCGTGGCATGGGCGCCGCTGGGCTGGAAAGCTGACTGGCTGGCTGAAATCGAACCTTTCCCAAGTGCCGTGCTGGCGCATCACTATCCAGACACACCAAACCTTGGCGACATGACGCAGATAGCGCGCGTGGTGCTGTCGGGGAGAGTGCCAGCTCCCGACGTGCTAACCGGCGGAACCCCATGCCAGGCGTTCAGCGTGGCCGGAATGCGCGAAGGGCTTAATGATCCTCGCGGTGAATTAACCATTAAATTTGTGGGGTTAGCTGATGCAATTGATCATGTTCGAGAAAGCCGAAACGAAAAGCCCAGCATCATCATCTGGGAAAACGTACCCGGCGTCCTCAGCGACAAAGGGAACGCCTTCGGATGCTTTCTTGGTGCGCTTGCTGGGGAAGACTGCGAATTGCAGCCTTCAGGGAAAAGCTGGTCAAACGCTGGTTGTGTGTATGGACCCAAAAGAACAATCGCGTGGCGGGTCTTGGACGCCCAATATTTCGGCCTGGCCCAACGACGCCGCCGTGTGTTCGTTGTGGCAAGTGCTAGAGAAGGGTTCGATCCCTCATCGGTACTTTTTGAGCGTGATGGCGTGCGCCGGGATACTGCGCCGCGCCGAGGCACGGTCAAGGCTGTTGCCGCTCTCACTGCAAATGGCGTTGGAACGTGTGGCGAAGACGACAACCAAGCCCAGGCAGGACACATTATCGCGGGAACTCTAAACGCAGACGGAAAGTCGGCAGGAAGCGCTACCAACCAAGATGCAGAGGCTGGATTGCTGGTGGTTCATGGAACTCAAGATCCGGGCGTAAGCAACTCAACGGCATTCGCGCTTGGTCGAAATCACGGACAGGAAAACGCAGTACTCGCCTTTAGCTGCAAGGATCATGGCGCAGATGCTGGCTCGATATCGCCAACTCTTCGCGCAATGAATCACTCAGGCAGCCATGCAAACGCCGGAGGCCAGGTCGCAGTGTGCGTCACTGGCGATATCACCCACACGCTCAAGGCTGAAGGGTTCGACGGCAGCGAGGACGGCACCGGGCGCGGCCAGCCAATTGTGACTCACGCAATCCAGGCAGGCGCGCTTCGCACAAACCCAGCGAGCGGGCCGGATGGTGTCGGCGTACAGGCCGATCACGCCTACACACTGGAAGCTCGCGCCGAGGTGCAGGCTGTTCAGTCGGGTTCAGCAGTTCGCCGCCTGACTCCGACCGAATGCGAGCGCCTTCAGGGCTTCCCTGACGACTACACGCTGATCCCTTGGCGCGGCAAGCTTGCGGAGGATTGCCCGGATGGTCCGCGCTACCGATCTATCGGTAATTCATGGGCGGTTCCGGTCGCTCGCTGGGTGGGTATGCGCGTGATGCGCGAACTGGAGGTGGCGCAATGAGCCTTCTTTTCAACTTCCGCCCGCTGGTGGTCAATCCTGGTCTAGCCTCAAAGATCGGGCTCAATGAAGCGATTGTGCTTCAGCAGATCAAGTATTGGACGATTGAGACGGACGCGGGTATCGAGCACAAGGGCTTGCGCTGGGTGTACAACACGCATGAGCAGTGGGCGAAGCAGTTCCCGTTCTGGTCGGTGGACACCGTCAAACGCACGATGTCGTCACTGGTTAAGCAGGGTTTGGTGTTCGTGGAAAAGCTCAACAAAGCGAAGCACGACCACACTAATTACTACGCCATCAACCACTTAGCAGATGCCCTGATCGATCAGTGCAATTTGCCCTCTTCTGAAGGGGGCAATCTGCCCTCATCCAAGGGGGCAAAACGCCCTGATGTTACAGAGACTACAACAGAGATTACTACAGAGACTACACAACAAGCCTTTGGTCTGTTTTGGGATTCGAGCCTGAAAAATGGCAGCAAGAAGAAGGCCCACGAACTGTTCACGGCTTACTGCAAGCGCACAAAGTCCGAACCGATGGCCTTCGCCATGATCCTGGTCAACGACACCGCCGCTCGCAAGAAGGCCAGCCAGTTCGGTTTCGACAAGCTTCACGTCACGACCTACCTGAACCAAGAGCGCTGGAACGATACGGTGCTGCCAGGCGACAAGGGCAAGCCGTCCACGTTCACCACCGACTTCGAGGGCAAGACCTACGAGGGCACCGCCAATGACGATTTCGCTGATTTCCTCAAGGACGATGAGTAAACCCATGGACGACCTAACCCCTGTCAGTGTTCGCGGCCTGTGCCAAACCCATGGCGCCTGGTCGCATGAAGTCCCGCGCATCAGCGCCGAGCAGGCCAAGGGCCAATGCCCGGAATGCACGCCAGCGCCGAAGCCGGTGCGCATCGACATCGTCGAGCTGACCGGCCGCTGTGATCATCACGGCGACTGGACGAACCCGGTGCCGGCGTTCCTGGCCAGCCGCATGACTGACCGTTGCCCGACCTGCGCCACCGAGACGGCCGCCGCTCAGGATCGCGAGCAGGCCCAAGCCCAGCGCACGGCGGTGATCGGCAAGCGGGCCGCGCACATGCGTCGCCTGGTCGACGGCGCCGAGATTCCCAAGCGCTTTGTCGGCCGCAGTTTCGAGAACTACCGCCTGGAAGAGGGCAATGAGGACCAGGCCAGGGCGCTGCACCGGGCGAAGAAGTTCGCGAGCAACTTCCCGCGAGCGGTGGAGCTGGGCGCCAACTTCGTGTTTTGCGGCAAGCCCGGTTCCGGCAAGACCCACTTGGCCTGCGCGATCGGCAACGCGGTGATGCGCAACCACGGTGCCAGCGTGCTGTTCGTCACCGTGTTCGACGTGATCCAGCGCGTCAAGGCCACCTACAGCGACAAAGACCAGTCGGAACGCACGGTGATGCGCAGCTTTGCCGAGGCCGACCTGTTGATTCTCGATGAGGTGGGGGTGCAGTTCGGCACCGATTACGAAAAGGTGATCATCACCGACCTGATCAACCGCCGTTACAACGACATGCGCCCGACCCTGATCCTGTCCAACCTCGACGAAACGGAACTCGGCCAGTACCTGGGGGCGCGAGTGATGGACCGCATGTTCGAGGGCGGCGGCGGGGTGATCGCCTTCGGTTGGGGCAGCTACCGCGCCAAGGTGGCGAAGGATGAAGACTTGCCGCACGGCGACTATCACGCCCCGGAATGGATGAACGGCGAGTAAGGTGGTGCCTGGCAGTGGTATAAAACCGCTGCCAGGCTTAGCCATTGCCACGCAGCAGCGCCGATAGAGCGTAAATGCTGGCGGATGTACCGGCATGACATTCGGGACGGCTTAGACGCGCTCTCAGAGCGTTACAGAAATATGACCAGCTGGGCAGTCGGTGTTGTCGGGAGGGGCCGCACCACGCACGCAGGAGAATCAACATGATCCAATACGTGAAAGGGTACGGGGTGTTAGCGGGGTATGTGGCGCTGACGCAGGCGGTGGGCTTGAATTACTGGCAGGTAGAGCCCGCCAGTCGGCCCTGGTGGATGCTGGGCGCGCTGACGGTGCTGTGGGTGGCGTCCAGGCGACGCCAGGTGATTTAAGGTTTCTTCAGCCAGGACAGGCCGTCATTGCGGCAGCGCTGCATCAGGCGCATCAGGCGGTCCACACTCATACCAAACTGAGCTGAGATTATCTGCCAGCGGACACCTTCTTGGCGTAGTTCGTAAATCAGCGCCACCTCAGCACGGCCCAGCAGGCAGTAGATGCCGCTGGGCCGACCGACTACGCGCGGAAAGCGGTCGGTCACTGCTGCTCTCCGTCATGCTGTATCATGAAGGCAAGGCTTTCGTTGGTGATTGTCGGCAGGTTCAGACGGTTCGACGCATGCTTATGCCGTGCACAGAACAGGCTGCCATCGGCACGCGATGCCTGGCAGTGGATACCGCCTATGCTGGCCGCGCACGCTTTTACGTCTGCAATCTCATAGATTGGCCGGCACTGACCATCGCAATACTGCGTCAAGATGCACTTGCATTCACCGTAACCAACAAGTACAGGCCTGCCCGGATTCGGCTCCCTGTGCTCGATGCTCTCAAGGGTCAGCTTGCCGCCTTCGTTGCGAAACGTGGCCTTTGCCGTCATGTCGCCGCCTGGCTTACCTTCGTCGACATAGATCGTCGTGGCGGACAGCGAGGCGTACAAATCCTGGTACACAGGCGCCAGCGTCTTAGCCTTGACGTCTTCGCTGTGTGCATCACACGGATGGACCTCGGCGCTGTCCAGTGCTTCCTGCATCACTGCCCATGCGCGTTTTTGCAGGCGCTCCAGTTGTGTGCGCAGCTTGGTGACTTCAGCGATCAGTGTTACCGCCTCGGCGATAGGGAAAACCTCGCAAGAACCGTCCTCGTCGGTCAGCGCGGCGTTTTGCAGGTCGACGCTGGCAAACAGCGAACAACCGGCTTCCAGCGCGGCAATACCGCCTTCGACGTCAAAGACCGCCTCCAGCCCGTCGTAACCTTCGACCACACGGCCGACGTATTCGATAACGATTGGCTCGCTCATTGATTCAGCTCCTTGACCTTGTCGAGGCAGGCGCGGGCTTGCCATGCCTGCCAGCTATCTTCGTCTTCTTGCAGGACGTATTTACCGGTTGATCGGTTGAATCCGAGATTCACAACATGCGGCTGATTGCGAAGCCACTTCTCAAACTCTGCGCGCTCATCAACCGCTACCGGAGCTGGCGGCACACGGAAAAGCGGAACAAGGCAGCCTCCGTGTCGATTCTGAGTTTCGAGCAGATCGGTGATTTGGAAGTCCAGCGAGCTTCCGCCGACTGAGCCATCAAGGAGCCAGGCCGTCGGCTCAACCATCCCGAGCAGTTCCTCGACATGCCCCGCTTCCTGAGCGAGAACGGCGCGGAGTTCGTCAATAGCCTTGTCGTTTCCGCCAAACCCTCCAGTTGCACCCGAATAGCTGAGCAAGCTGTCAATTTCAGACTGCATCGTTTCGAGCAAGTGGATTATGTCGCCTGCTCGCTCCCGCTTCACCATCACAAATTCGCTCATGGCTTACGCTCCGCCGCTGTCGAGATAAACACCGTAACTGTTTACGGTTTCGGTGTTTTTGTGGCCGGTATTGTTTCGCTCAAGAATTGCCTCGCAGCCTGATCTAGCGTTCATTTCGTCTTGAAGCGCGGCATCTTTCACCGTCACAAACAAGTTATCGTCAATGCCAACCATCACCAGGCCGGCGCGCCTGATGCGTAGTAGCGCCGCCTCAAGCTGCTTGATGGCTTCCAGTTGATCCTTTTTCATGACTTGGCCTCTTCGGGTTTGTTGAGGGCGGCGTTTATTTTCTCGCCGTGATCGCAGGCCGCATAAGCGCTCTTGCGCATCGGCTCTGATGTAAGCTGATCCTCTCGGCTCAAGGTCAGGATAATTCCAGTAAGCACGCTATAGTGACCGCATGTCTCGCGCAGCAACTCGACCAGCTCCGCATTCCGCCGCTCGGCGTCCGCAAGGCGCTTATCCACATTGTCAAACTCATGGTTCAGCGCTTGCCAGTCCGCTACCCGGCGTTCTAGCTCTTCCCGCAAAGCAGCCAGCTCGGATTGGGCGGCGTCGTAGTCGGACGCCAGCACGCAATCACTGTCGAGGCCGACGTTCATGCCCTTGTAACGCGGCACGTCGCGCCGGAAGGCTTGCAACGGCACATGCTCGGCGCCTTTGTGCGCGGTGATCAGCATCACGCCGACGCCATGGTTCACCGCGTCAAGCATGGCCGGCAGCATCGCCAACGGCCCGTTCGGGAGCGGCGTCAAGCCACGGCGCTGGCCGGTTTCATCGCACCATTCGCAGCGGCCGCCAAAGACGGTATCAACCTTGGTCCCTGCGCACATTTCACATTGGTCAGTCATAGCGGTGGCTCCGTGAGCGTTCGATGTCGTCTGAGCCGTAATCGCCGTCCGGCTCGTACTCGTCGTTGGGTTCTTCGGGATCGATCGGTTTACACGGCGGCGGGATGTACAGCGGCACGCGCGGTTTTTCGTCAGGATTTTGGTTCATTGCGCGCTCTCTGTGCGTCACGCTTGGCTTTGCCGCGCGAATACAGGGCGCAGTCAGCAATGGCATAGGCTTCGTTGGTCAGGTCGAGGACGGGCTTCTTGTGCCCAGCCGCCAGTAAACCTTGCAGCGCGTGCATGGCGATGTCGTCGCGCAGGTCGTCAAGGAAGGCTGGCGTTGGCGCCGGTGCTGGCTGGGCGATCAGGCTGGCAATGTGTTCTTCCAGCGACACCGTGTCGCGCCACCAGTCGACCGGATCGTGAACCGCGCCGAAGCGCTCGCACAGGCTGCGGTGGAAGTTCTGAAAGGCCTTTTCACCTTTGTAGGGGGCGTGGTCGGCGGGAACCGTATTCACCGCCTTCAGCCAGCATTGAAATCCGGTTGCGACCTGGCGCAGCGCCGGCGGTGACGTGACCACACCGGTATTGCTGACGCACAGCGCTTGCCAGCCGGCGCCGGGGATGTTGATTTGCAGTAGTTGATGCGCGCCCTTGCCATCGCGGAACTCGATACCGCTGGCGCTCAGGAAGGTGCGCAGGGTGGGCATCTGGTCGTGTTTGAAGCGGTTGCGGTCGTGTGCCATCAGTAAAGCCTCTGTTGTTGTGGGTGGTGCTTCAGGAAAGCGCTCTCGGTGAAAGCGCGGACCTCAAACGCCTTAGATCAGTTTGGCGGCGGTGGCGAACCAGTAGCCGAGGTAGGACAGGGCGCAGACGATAATGGCCGTCGCCAGTACCACGGTGCCCAGCCGGCGCTTGATGGTTTTGGTCGGCGCCACCTGCGTGGTCAGCGGCGGTTTTTCCCCAGGTGCGAACGTGTAACCCAGTGCGGTCCAGTGATCCCAATACGCGGCTTCTTGCTTGGTCAGGCGGGTGGCTTGCGATTTCATCCGGTGATACTCCAATTCAAAAGGGCGAAGGTGGCGGCCACCAGGTGCGCGGTCAGCACCATGGCGGCGGTCAAGTTGAGGATCAGGCGCACAGCGCGGCGTTACGGCGCTGCTCACGAATCAGCTTGATGATGACCTGCTCGTTCGAATACTCGGCGGCGGTCATGTGCCCGCAGGCCATGGCATAGCCCAGCATGTTGCCGGCGACGACCAGGTTCTTTTCGGCGAACTCTTCACCTTCGCAGGTGCGCGCATTGTTCAGGTGCAGGTCGATGATGTTGCGGCCAGCTACGGGCATCTTGCTCATGACAGTGATCCTTAAAACCAAACGCGACGGGAGAAGAGGACGGCCGGGCCGACGATCCACGGCAGGGTTTCCGGGTGGGTGCCGGGTTTTTGCTTGAGCCAGTTGTTGCGATAGATCGCGGTGGCCCGTTCATTGCGCGGCAAGTTTTTCAGCACCCCCAGCTCATCCACAAACATATCGGTGGGTTGTTCCTGGTAGAGCACGGCAACGCGCTCGAAGTCGTTGTGCTCGCCAATGATCGGTTGAACGATGGCCTTCAGCTGGAAGTAATCCGGCACCTCCGGCAGTTCAATGGTGTGAACCTCTTCGTCGCCGTTGGCGCGGATAATCGTGTATTCGGTGGTTTGCATGTCGATGCCTCAAGGGTTGGGTGTCGATGTGTGTGCAAACTGTAGATAACTTTTGTCGCGCGCACAATAGATTGGCGAAAATAAACACGAATTAGCCAGTTGATACGACGAAAGCTGTTGCAGTTATGGCGAACCGTGGTAGGGTATCGGTTGTGGCAATTGAAGGGCTGTAAATGACGTTTAAAGAGTGGCTGGAACTGCAACGAAAAATCCTGATCGAGCATGGGCTGATCAGAGAAAAGCAATAACCCACAAGAGGCATCACCCTATGAGCACCAAAGCAAATCCCGAGGCGGTCGTCCTCGGTGCCTTGTTTGATTTCGCCGGGCACCTGCGCACGTCCGACATCATCAATCCCCTGAGCGGTATCGATGGCTTCGCTAAGTTGCGCAAGTTGTCCGCCGATGAAGTGCTGACCCTGACCTGGCGCGAACAGCTCGACAGCCTGCGCGATCAGCCGAAGATTCTGCCGACCGACAGTGAACTGGTCAGCGACCTGGTGTTGTTGGCTGACGCCTTCCAGGATGCCGACCCGAGCGCCGACAACCATGTGTTCGACGTGCTGAACAATGCCGCGCTGCGCCTGCGCCAAGTCGTCGAGCTGGTGGTTGATTTGGAGCTTGCCGCCGAAACCCTGCGCCGTTACGAGGTGTTGCACCGCGCCAAAGGCACGACGGAAAGCACGGAAAAAGCCGAAGTCAATGCCGCGCTGGCTTTTCGCTTCGAGTCGACCATCAAGGCAGTGGCGCCATGACCAAACTCGGCCCGGATCATTACCGCTACGTCGACGAACTGGATCAGAAAGGCCTGGAAGTCACCTGCGAGAAATACGTGGTCGTCGGTGAAACCGCTCAGTGCTGGTACATCGTGAGCGACTTCCACAACTCGCTGTTTGGCGGCTCGCAGCGTGAATCCCTGCTCAAGAAGTACCGCAAGCGCGTGCTCAAGGAAGGCGGCGAGCATGGCCGGCGCTTCGCCTACACCGACAAGGCGCTGGCGCTCAAGTCGTACAAGCACCGCAAGGACTGGCAGATACGCCACTCCCAGCTGTCGCTTGAACGGGCCAAGGCCGCGCTTGCGTATTTTGGCGACACCAGGGGAGAAAGCATCGTACCCAAAGCCGACAAGCTAGTGATCCCATGCCAGTACGTCCAGGACATGAACTGGAGCGAGTGCTGATGACCGTCGACCAACTGAAAGACCTAGCCTTTGCCGTGAAGAAGGCCATCGATGCGGGCACCGCCGCGGCTGATGCAGCGCCCGATGACGCCGGGACTGCCAACCTTGACCATGTGTACCTGTACGGCTTGAAGCGTGTCCGGCTGGCCACCTTGCAGTCGGCCGGGATCGATTGCAGCAAGTGGCGGTCGGGGGAGGCGGGCGAGTTTCACTTGCGCCACCCTTTCGGTGGCCAGGGCAACCGGAACTATGCCGGGGTGCAAGCCATGTACAAATCCCTCATTGCTGACGGCGTGAAGTGCTCCGTCTACTACCAAACGGACTGAAATCATGGAAACGAAAAAGGTTTTAATCATCGATGGTGGCCAGCGGGCCGGCGTAGCCAGTATGGTCAAGGCTCTGAGCAACCCACGCGTCTTTGAAGAGCTGCCGCTGCGCTCCCAGCAGTTCCTGCGCGACCTGGGCGAAACCCCTGAGAGCTGGCGCCGCGACCAAGAGCGCAGCCAAGCGGCGAAACGCAAACGCGACCGCCGCATTGAACGCAATATCCGAAACGAGGCGGCCCAAGGTCGTTACCCTGAGCCAGAAGAGGCTCAGTGTGGGTGCGGCAAGTTGGGTGAAATCAACTACGACGATGGCAGCTTTCGCGGGTACTACTGCGGTGGCAGTGAGCGGTGCTGCCCATGAATCGCGCCAGCCCTGTCGACCTGCGCAAAGCGATGGATGCCACCCTGACGCTGTTCAAGGCTGGCGTGTTGTTCGTACCGATGCCAGTGCTGAATGGCGACGACCACTTGCAGCTGGTCATGCAGTGCCAGGATCGTCTGGAGCAGATGGAACAGGAGGCCGAAGTGGTGGCGAGCGTTCCGACGCCTGCGCCACCCGTTCCAGATGAGCCGGCACCCGCGCCGCCGACCATGCACTACTTCATCAACTACAAGTCGCGCATGTGCAAAATCCTGCAAGGGCGTGATGCCTTGCACCTGGCCAACATGAAGCAAGCCAAAAAAGAAGGCTTTGTTGAGGTCACCCAAGAGCATCAGGCCGAGTTCCAAGTGGACACTGCCAAGGCCCGGGCCTTGGGTTGGAAACCATTCGGCCGCACGTCCTACGCCACGTTTATGGGGAGGTTGAAAAGTGAGTAAACGCAAGCCAACCATAAAAAGCCTGCGTGTAGGGCAAACCATCTGGTACGCGCACTTCGTTTTTGGGCTCCGTGTATCGGGGTATGAGGCTCGCAAGGTCGCCATTCTCAGTGATCGTACTGAGGTGGCGCCAGCCTACATCATCCCCAACGGATACCCGCGTTGGTTCATCCGGGAGAGTATGGCCGCGGGTCGCGGTCCAGAGTTCGTGTCGCACAGTCGTCGCAAGGTGCTGGCATGGATCACAGCAAACAGCCGGGGCAGAATATGAACAAGAAAGACGCCAAGATGGTGGCCGAAACCATCACCGTCGAGCAGCTGGCCGCGATGTTCGATCGCGCCAAGACCTCGATCACCGACTGGAAGAAACCGAGCCACGTCAACCCGTCGATCAGCCTGGGCGCGGCGTGGAACATCTACTACCCGGCATTAGTGAAAGGCCTGCGCCCGATTAACCTGCCACACGTCAAGACCAACATGGTGTGGGTGTTCGGCGACTACCTGGCCGATGAGCTGAAGCCGGCGAAGAAAGACCAGCGCAAGTCGCCGGCCATTAGCGTGTTCCACCAAGAGCCGGTGTTTGACGTAACACCATAACAACCAATAAGCACGGAGCATTTCCCATTGATGAAAGAATCGAGGCAGCGGCAATTGTTGGAAGGTCAAAGCAGCGTGGCGCGCAAGGTGTTTGAGGGCGTGCCGATTCAAGAGGCGTGGTCGGAAAACGAGATTGTCCGGGCCATGCGTGCCAGTCACATGACGGTCGCGGCGCATACGGTACGCGCCTGCATTCTCGAAATGAAAGACGTCGGCTTGATCAAAGAACCAAAGAGCGGCCACTTTCAGCGGGTGCCGGTGCAGCCGTACCTGCGCCTGAATGACCATAAGCCATACACCCCTGAACCAATCAGCGAGCCAGCCATGCCGACCCCAACCGATAAGAAAACCGAAGTCACCCCGCTGGACCTGCTCGCCACCGTCGCCACCGAGCTGGCGTTGTTAGCCAGTGAGTTCGGCGAGCGCCTGCGCGCCTTGTCGCTGCGCGTGGAAGAGGTGGCGCTGTCGGTCGGGGCGCAGCGTGAAGCCGACGCCGCGATCATTGCCCAGGCTACACAACTGAAAGAGCTGCTGAAGGGGTTCGGCCAGTGACGCCAGAGCAGCAAAAGACCGTCAACGAACGCCAGGCCGCCGGCTTCAAGGTGGTGGGCAAGGATTTCGACGGTACGCTTCGCATCGTCAAGGGCGCCGACCAACGCGTGGTGTTCACCGATGGTCGCGAGAAGCGTGGGCAGCATGACTTTATACGGCGGTGGCAGGCATGAGCACAGAGTTCAAACACACAAGCGTGCTGATGTCTGAGTACGATCAGTTTCTTGATGAGGGTCGCCAGCGCGCATGGAAAGAGCTTGAGGCCGAATGCCGTCGGCTCAAGGCTGCGAACAAGATCACCATCGACGGCAACGAGTTCGAGTGTCGCGAGCTGGTCGGTCGGGCAATCCGTAGTTTGAAAGGTCCGAGTAAGTATCGCAGCAAGCGCGGAACCGAGCGTTGGGTGCTGGTGCGTAACGCATTCGGCTGTGGCAGCACTGTGGCGAATGGCCTGTGCCGTGAGTTCGGCTTTGATCCTGACGAGGAACTGCGCTCATGAACTGGAAAGGCTCAGGCCCGCACGCCATCAGCAGCGACGAGGGTTACGTTATTGCGCGTTACCGCGTGGCCGGCGTCGAATACTTTCGCCCCAGCCTGCGCGGTAGCTTTATCGGCGCACCGTTGAAGGACAAGGATGCAGCCAAGCGCGTGTGCATCGATCACCACAAGAAGGGGGCATAATGCCGAGTCCAATCCTGAAGCACTTCGACGGGGCGCTGTTACCCATCAACCTGCGTGCCATCGCCAAGCCTTTCGAGGATATGGCGAGCACATTGGACGCATTGCTGGATGAAGGCCCGGAGAAGTCCACGGCCCTGCGCAAGCTGCTGGAATCGCTCGATTGCGTGATACGCGCAGCACGCAAGTAATGGCAATAAGCCCTAGCATTCGCTGGGGTGTTTTAATACACTGGATGCCTTGCAGTTGTAGCTCAGTTGGTTAGAGCGCTCGCCTGTCACGCGAGAGGTCGCGGGTTCAAGTCCCGCCAGTTGCGCCAGTTTATTGCGTGGTAGTTCAGTCGGTAGAACAGCGGGCTCATATCCCGCATGTCGCAGGTTCGAGTCCTGCCCTCGCAACCAGTTTCGCCGTTATAGCTCAGTCGATAGAGCGCCTGCCTTGTAAGCAGGATGTCCGGGGTTTGATTCCTCGTTGCGGCACCAGATTGGCGAGTGGCTAAGTGGTAAAGCGCGGAACTGTTAATTCCGTCATCGCACGTTCGAATCGTGCCTCGCCAGCCATGTCCTGAAGCACCGTCGCGGCTCCCCAGCTGCCTTCCCGCCCATGCGGGGCTCATCTTTATCGAAGTGTGATCTGTTATAGCAGCGCAGCTTGTGGATGAAACCAGTGGACCATGACCGCCGATTACAATGATGGTTGTTATTTGTAGCCCTGCGGAGTGAACGGGAGGCGTTGAAGAGACTCCACCACAAGCAGATCACACCTCAATACAGATGAAGTTATGGCGACAAGCCGGATAGAGCCCCGGCCATTTGTATTCAGTGCTGTCCTGGGAGGCGGTCCCGCGCGGGAGTTTGTGCCGCTGTAAGTCCAGGCTGTATCTGAATGCTCTCCCCCAGTCAGTGAAAGTCCCAGCCCGATCAAGCATCGCCGGGCCTATGCAGGGAGCGCCACAGGGAGAGCATCCAGATGCAGATGAACGCCCAGGCTGATGGGACTATTCAGTTTGACGGGAATACGGGTTGATGTGGCAGCCCTTGATAACGACCGTGCTGGGTAGGTGAGAATCGACGAAGCCACAAGGCCGCAAGGCACTGAGCCACAAAGCCGGGGATCAGCGCCGGCCATCTGCAACAAGCTCAGAGGAAGTGAAACATCATCACGATGCGGATCAGGCCTCAACACACCGCCAGCGATGGCGCCGGATCAGGTTACCGGCATAGCCCCGCCTCAACCGCGGGGCTTTTTTATGCCTGTTGCGTAGTGCCCGCAACGGTTCGATAATCAAACCTACTGTTTCCACTTCACACCCGAGGCTATCCATGACCGTACCGGCCAAGAAGGCGCCCGTCAAGCGCGCCCCGCGCAAACCCAAGATCGAGCCCCCCAAGGCCAAGGCCGTGCGCAAGCCTCGCGCGCCCAAGGTCAAGAAGCCCATCGGGCGCCCATCCTCGTACACCCAAGACATCGCCGACCTGCTGTGTGAAGGCCTCGCGTCCGGCCTGTCAATGCGAACCGTTTGCAAAGCTGAAGACATGCCCGCAATGGCGACGGTGTTCCGCTGGCTGCGCATCAATCAAGAGTTCAGAGAGCAGTACACGCGCGCCAAGCAAGAATCGGCCGACGCCCTGGTCGAAGAAATGATCGACATTTGCGACGACGGAACCAACGACTGGATGGTGACGCACGACAAGGACGGCGAAGAGAACGGCTACAAGATCAACGGTGAGCACGTCACGCGTTCGCGCCTGCGTGTGGAAACCCGCAAGTGGATCGCGGCCAAGCTGAAGCCGAAGGTCTACGGCGAGAAAGTCGACGTCAGCCATGGCGTTCAACCAGACAACCCGCTGCTGGCCTTGATGGGCCAAATGGCCGGCAAAGTCCTCAAACCGGTGGCCGATGATGAATAAAGCGCGCTCCTACGTGAAATCTGTGAAGTCGCGCGGGGCATTGGCCTGCGCTTTTCTCCCACGCGCATGGGGCAAGTTGCTGTGCGGCCTGAATTGGCATGACGACGTATCGACTGTCGACCCGCGCCGGGCGCGCAGCGTCATATCCGGTGGCGACATCAATATCCACTTTGTCACCACTCGCTGCCGCCGCTGTGGCAACACTCATAGGACGGTGCGCTGATGAACATCTACATCGATTGCGAGTTCAACGAGTTCCGCGGTGCGCTGATTAGCATGGCGTTGGTGGCGCAGGATGGCCGCGAGTTCTACGGCGTGCTGCATTGCGCCGACCCTGGGCCATGGGTGAAAGAGCATGTGCTGCCGGTGCTGGTCGAGCTGCCCATGTCGTATGACTGCTTTCAAAGTGAGCTGACTGAATACCTGGCTCAGTTCGAGCGCGTGAACATCGTCGCCGACTGGCCCGAGGACATCGCCCACTTCTGCGCTTCCTTGATCACCGGCCCCGGCTATCGGATGGCCACGCCACCGCTGACCATGGAAGTGCGCCGCGACCTCGATGCTGTGTCGAAGCTGCCGCATAACGCGCTGGAAGATGCCCGCGCCATTCGCCTGCTGGCCATCGAGAAGGGTCTGTAATGACGGCCATCGCCTACAAGTCGATCGAGGACATGACGTCCGACGAGTTCAAAGAGGCGCTGGCCGACCCGGTTTGGAGAATGCAGGCGCTCTACTGGATTAAAACTAAGGACAGCAGCGAGGACGATGACGACGACTCTCAGGGGGTGGTGGTCAAGTTCAAGCCAAATCGCGCGCAGCAGGCGCTGATGAAACGCCTATGGTTTAGAAACCTAATTTTGAAGGCAAGACAATTAGGCTTCACTACTTTCATCCAAATCTACTTCCTCGACGTCGCGCTGTTCACCCCCAACCTCAACCTGGGTGTATTGGCGCACACCGAGGACGCCGCGAAGAAGATCTTCAAGAAGATCAAGTTTGCCTATGACCGCCTGCCGCCGGCGCTGAAGGAGGCCATGCCGCTGAAGTCCTGCAGCGTGATGGAAATGACCCTGATGAACGGCTCGACCATCCAGGTGGGCACGTCGATGCGGGGCGACACCATCCATTACCTGCATGTGTCCGAGTACGGCAAGATTTGCGCGAAATACCCCGATCGCGCTGAAGAGATTGTGACCGGTACGTTCCCGGCCGTGCCTGACACCGGGATCATCTTCATCGAGTCGACCGCTGAAGGCCGTGGCGGTGACTTCTACGACAAGTCCAACCGGGCCGAGGCGCTGCATGAGTCGGGCGCCAAGCTGCGCCCCAAGCAATTCCGCTTCCACTTCTTCCCGTGGCACGACGAGGACGGCTATCAGTGCGACCCGGCCGGCGTGATCATCAGCCTCAAAGAGCACAGCTACTTCGACGAGCTGGAAGGCAAGTTGGGCAAGACGCTGTCGCTGGAGCAGCGCGCCTGGTGGATCACCACCCGCGACGAGCTGTTCGGTGGCCAAGATGAGCGCATGTGGCAAGAGTACCCATCGACCTCGAAGGAAGCCTTCCAGCAGTCAACCGAGGGTACCTACTACAAGATGCAGCTGATTGCCGCGCGCAAACAGAAGCGCATCACCACCGTCGCCTACCACCCGGGCATCCCGGTCAACACCTTCTGGGACATCGGCCACAGCGACGGCACGGCCATCTGGCTGCACCAGCGCGTGGGCCAGCGCGATAACTTCATTGGCTTCATCGAAGGCTGGGTAGAGCCCTACTCCTACTTCGTCACCGAGCTGCAAAAGACCGGTTACGTGTGGGGTCATCACTACCTACCGCACGACGGTAACCACATCCGCCAGGGTGAGGACGTCAGCAAGTCACCCAAGGAAATGCTGGAGAACCTGGGCCTGCGCCACGTCGAAATCGTCCAGCGCGTCAGCGAGTTGCAGCATGGTATTCAAGCCACGCGTAACGCTTTTAGCACCTACTGGTTCGATGAGGTAAACTGTAAGGAAGGCCTGGCTCACATCGAGTTGTACAAGAAGTCCTGGAACACCAAGACCCAAACATGGGGTGACCGCCCACTGAAGGACGGCCACACCGAAGCCGCCGACGCCCTACGCCAACACGCGCAGGGCTTTATCGACCATGGCCCGCAGAAGAGCGTCGCAAGCGTTCGCGGGAGCCGCAAGAGCTGGAGGACCGCTTAGTGACCGCTGAACAGTTTGCCTATTGGCTGCAAGGCTTCGCCGAGTTGAACGCTGAGCCGCCGACGCCCGAGCAGTGGAAAAGCATCAACGAGCACCTGCAAACCGTGTTTGTGAAGGTCACGCCGGCATATGTGCCGCCGATCAAGGAGCAGAACGGCTTCCCGCGCACGCTGGAGGTGCGCCCAAGCGACGTCTACGGTCCATTCGATCGCTTCCCGTTCGCGCCCGTCATCACCTGTTAAGAGGTTTTCGCAATGACTCAAAGTTACGTTGGCACAAAGCTGGTCAAGGGCCAGCCCATGAATCGCCTGGACTACAACCTGTACCGTGGCTGGGTTCTGCCCGAGGATGAGAACGGCGCCGATGCCGGTTATCTGGTCGAGTACCTGGATGGCGGCAAGCCCAACCACAGCGCGCACGCAGGTTACATCAGCTGGTCACCAGCCGAGCAGTTCCAGAACGCCAACGTCGCGTTGGGCGAAATTGATCACTTGGCTCCGCACCAGCAGCGCGTCGTCGCCGAGCTTGAGCAGTTAGCCGACCGTGTGACCAAGTTGGAATCGTTCCTCGCCACGCCGTTCTACGCCAGCCTGGACGAGGACGAGCGCACGCTGCTGAAGATGCAGGCCGACGCCATGGTGCTGTACATGGGCATCCTCAACACCCGCGCCAACAAGTTCGGGGGTGGCAAATGAGTAATCCAGCCACCGACAACCTGAACTTCTGCGACGCCCTGCGCGCGATCAAGGCCGGCAAGCGTGCCCAGCGTGCCGGCTGGAACGGCAAAGGCCTGTTCGCCTTCCTTCAGCCAGGCAGCGTCCACGGCCCTTACCTTGGCCCCAAGTTTCAATTGGCCATGGAGTCGGCGCCCGATGAAGGCGAAACCATCGACGGCCTGAGCGTGAGCTTGTTCCATACCAACGCCGCCGAGCACACCGCGATTCGTTACCCGCAGCTGTGCCTGTCCTTCCCGACGGGCACCTTTGGCGCGTGGGCACCGAGCCAGACCGACATGCTCGCCAGTGACTGGAAGATCGTCGAATGAACAAGCCTGTCCTCGACCTGACCAACCGCGCGTTTACCCGCGTGCTCGGCGACCTGTCGATCATTGGCACCTGGTACGGCGCCGACATCGACGAGTGCGAGCCGGTGCTGTGCCTGGTGCCAACGTTCCGCATCAACATGTTCGATGGCGTGTCGATCCGCTCCAAGCCGTGCTGTGTGGCGCTTTCTGCTGCACACCTGTACGACGAACCCCGTTACTTGCTCACACGCGCGCGTGAATTCAGCCAGTTACTCGGCTTCAGCGACGACATGCAGCGCACGCACAAGATCGCCGAGGCGATTCATGGCTCGCTGCTCGACCTGATCAAGATGCCCCCGCGCCCGGTGATTGGTTCGTTCGTGGGCGCTGACGCCACCCTGACCGACATGAACAGCGGCCGGCAAACGACCACCGAGCTACACACCCACTACTAAGGAGTAACGCCAGTGTTCGATATGGCCAGCGACGACCACACCCGCATCAAGAAAGGCTTGGCTTCGCGCGTTGGCCAGGAATACGAGGGCGAGTACGAGGAAGTAGAAGAGACAGCCAAAAACCCGCTGGATGATGAAGAGCACCACCTGTTGCACTGCAAGCTGCTCGGTTACTACCAGCGTGAGCTGGATCGCCAGAACCACAACCGCATCCAGATGGCCATCGATGAGGACTACTACGACAACGACCAGTGGAGCGAGGCCGACGCCGAAGAGCTGAAGGATCGCGGCCAGGCGGCCATCTGTTACAACGTCATCACCCAGTCCATCAACTGGGTCATCGGTAGCGAGAAGCGCGGTCGCTCTGATTTCAAGGTGTTGCCGCGCGGCAAGGAAGACGCCAAGCCGGCACAGAAGAAGACGCAGCTCATGAAGTACCTGAGCGACGTCAACCGCACGCCGTTCAACCGCTCCCGTTCGTTCGAGGACGCGGTCAAGGTCGGCCTTGGTTGGATTGAAACCGGCGTGACTGAGCGCGACAACGGCGAGCCGATCTATAACCGCTACGAGTCGTGGCGCAACATGCTGTGGGACAGCGCGTCCACCGAGTTCGACCTGTCCGATGCCCGTTACGTCATCCGCATCAAGTGGGTTGACCTGGACGTGGCCATTGCCATGTTCCCCGAGCGTGAGGAAATGCTTGAACGCTCGGCCAGTTCCAGCGAACGCTACGGCATGGACCTGGCCAACGGCGACGAAGTCATGGACTACGCCGAAGATGAGATGGATTCGCTCGGCCGCGGCATGGCAGACCACAGCGTCGAGCGCCGTCGCGTGCGCATGATTGAAATCTGGTATCGCAAGCCCGACCGCGTGCAGAAGATCGTCGCCGGCCAGCGTCAAGGCGAGGTATTCGACCCGCAGGACCAGAACCACCAGGCATTGGTGCAAGGCGGCGAGTCGGTCGTCGCTGATCGCATGATGATGAGCATGAACATCTGCATCATGACCACCAGCGGCATGTGCTACAACGGCCGCAGCCCGTACAAACACAACAAGTTCCCATTCATTCCAGTGTGGGGCTATCGTCGCGGCCGGGACAACATGCCCTACGGCATGATCCGCTCGATGCGTGACATCCAAGACGACGTGAACAAGCGCGCCTCGAAAGCCCTGTTCATCCTGTCGACCAACAAAACCATCATGGATGAAGGTGCGGTGCCCGACGTGGCGGCCTTCATGGACGAGGTCAGCCGCCCGGACGGCGTGATCATCAAGCGCAAAGGCCATGAACTGGTCATTAACGCTGACCGCGAGCTGGCCCCGGCGCACCTGCAAATTATGAGTCAGTCGATCAACATGATTCAGTCCGTCTCTGGCGTGACTGATGAGCAGATGGGCAAGACCACCAATGCCAAGTCGGGCGTGGCCATCCAGGCGCGCCAAGACCAGGGCAGCAAGTCGACCTCGAAGCTGTTCGACAACCTGCGCTTCGCCTTCCAGTGCGACGGCGAAATCACCCTGAGCCTGTGTGAGCAGTATTTCACCGCGAAGAAACAGTTCCGCATCACCAACCAGCGCGGTACGCCGGACTTCATCGACATCAACGATGGTCTGCCCGAGAACGACATCACCCGCACGCAGGCCGATTTCATCATCAGCGACAGCGAATGGCGCGCGTCCCTGCGTCAGGCCCAGGCCCAGCAGCTGGCGGAAATGATGCCAACCCTGCCGCCACAAGTGCAGCTGGTGCTGCTCGACCTGCTCATTGAAGAGCTGGACCTGCCCAACGGCGAGGAAATGGTCAAGCGTATCCGCCAGATCACCGGCATGCGCGATCCGGACGCCACCGAGCCAACCCCGGAAGAGATTCAAGCCGAGCAGGCGCAGGCCGAGCAGCAGAAACAACAGCAGATCATGGCCGAGGCCCAGCTGCGCAACCTCAACGCCAAGTCGATCAAGGACGAGACGGCCGCACAGAAAACCATGGTCGACACCGTGCTTGTCAGCATGAACTCGCAGCTGACCGCTGTAGAGGCCGCGCAAATCTCCATGCTCAACCCGACCATCCTGCCGGTGGCCGACGCCTTGCTGCATGAAGCTGGCTTTGTCTCGAAGTCCGAAGAGGAAGCGCAACAGGTCCAGGCGCAGGCCCAGCAGGATCAGGCCGCGCAACAGCAGCAGATGCAGCAGCAACAGATGCAAGAGCAGCAAATGCAGCAGCAGCAACAAGAGCAGGCCCAGCAACAGCAGCAAGGCCCAGCCCAAGACATGCAACAGGGCATCCCGCTGCCAGGCGGTCCGCAATGATCATCGTGACACCCCCACTCCCAACCCGAGGTTTTACACATGGCAACTGAAGCAACCGCAAACGCCGGCCTGACTGACGAAGAAGTGTTGGCACTGGCCGAAATGAACGAGCAGATCAATGGCGCCAGCGAAGACGACCCGGTGTTCAACATCGACGAAGTGGTTCGCAAGGGCCAAACCCCGGAAGATGCGGGCCTGATGCAGGCGGCTGCCAAGCTTGAGGCCGATACCGCCGCTGATGCCAAGGCTACCGAAGACGCTGCCGCCGCTGCCGCCCTGGCTGCCGCCGAAGCTGCCAAGCCAAAGGGCGAGCCAACCCCGGAAGAAAAGGCCGCCGCCGATGCCGCTGCCGCCGCCGCTGCTCAGGAAGAGCCAGCCCCAGTGGTTGACGCTGGCCAGCCGGTGCTGGTTGCTCAGGTGCCAGAAGGCACCGTTGAGCGCCTGGCTGCCATTGGTGATGAGAAGAAGGCCATCACCGCCAAGTTCGACGACGGCGACCTGACCGCCAGCGAAATGAACGCCGAGTTGGAAGCGCTGAACAAGGAAGAGCGCAAGCTGGAACGCGTCATTGACCGCGCCGAGATTGCCACCGACCTGGAGAACCAGCGCATCACCAACGACCGGACCAAGGAAATCAACACGTTCCTCAGTGACGTAAAGATTCCCAACGATCCGAAAAACCTGCGCTTCCAGACGCTGAACCAGGCGGTTATCCAAGTGGCCAGCGATCCGGCCAACGCCACCTTGGGCGCCACGGCGATCATGCAAAAGGCCCATGAGCTGTGCGTCAAGGAAGGCGTGTTACCACCGAAGGCCGGCAAGACTGACCCGACACCAGCGCCGAAGAAAGAACTCAAGCCGCTCAATGCGCCGCCAACCCTGGCCGGCGTGCCAGCCTCCGACATCGCGGCGACCGAAGAAAACCGCTTTGCCCACCTCAACCGCATGAACCCTGACCAGCGCGAGGCGGCATTCGGCAAGATGAGCGAAGCTGACCAGAACGCCTACCTGGCCGCAGGAGCTTAACCCTATGCTGCGATTAGACCTCAAGCCCGGAGAGAGCGTGAAGATCGGCGAAGGCCCGAACGCCGTCGTCATCACCCTCGAAGACAAATCAGGCCGGAATGCGCGCGTCGCGTTTGAGGCTGATCGCAGCGTGAAGATTGCCCGCGTCAAAGAGGACAGCACCCCGGCGCAATTCCTGCGCCAGGGCTTGATGGCCAGCTAACACAGGCGGCCGGTTGCAAAATGTAGCCGGCCGTTCGATAATCAAACCAACGTAGAGCGCAGGAGCTGCCTATGTGACTGATTCACTCAATCACACGAGGGTAGCCAAATGGGCTCTACTGTCATCGCTTGGGGCGATCCCAAAGCACAAAAAGCATGGTCGACCGGCCTTGCCGTCGATCAAATCAAAAAAGCCTACTTCGAGAAGAAGTTCGTCGGCACTGACGAAAACTCGATCATCCAGCGCAAAACCGAACTCGAAAGCGATCCGGGCGACCGTGTGTCCTTCGACCTGTCGGTTCAGCTGCGCGGTGAAGCGACCGAGGGCGACGCTCGCCTCGAAGGCAAGGAAGAAAGCCAGAAGTATTACACCGACGAAGTAGCCATTGACCAGGTGCGTCACGCTGTGTCGGCTGGCGGTGCGATGACTCGCAAGCGTACCAACCTCAACCTGCGCGGTAACGCCAAGCGTCTGCTGTCGGATTACTGGTCGCGCTTCTACGATGAGCTGATGTTCATCTACCTGTCGGGCGACCGCGGTATCAACAAGGATTTCCTGTTCCCGCTCGGCTATACCGGTCGTGCCGGTAACGCCATTCAAGCCCCGGACGTCGGTCACCTGCTGTACGGCGGTGCCGCGACGTCCAAGGCCTCGATGGTTGCCGGCGACAAGATGAGCACCTTGCTGATCGAGAAGGCGCAGGTCAAATCCACCATGCTCCAGGCGCAAGACCCGGAAGCGGCCAACATGGTGCCGGTCAGCATCGACGGTGAAGAGCACTACGTCTGTGTGATGAACCCGTTCCAGGCGCACGACATGCGTACCGCTGCCGGTTCCGTCTGGTTGGACATCCAGAAAGCCGCAGCTGCTGCCGAAGGTCGCAACAACCCGATCTTCAAGGGTGGCTTGGGCATGGTGAAGAACGTGGTTCTGCACGAACACCGCAACGGTATCCGCTTCAGCGACTACGGCGCAGGCGCCAACGTGGCAGCCGGTCGTGCACTGTTCATGGGCCGTCAAGCCGGTGTTGTGGCTTACGGCACCCAGGGCGGTCTGCGCTGGAGCTGGAAAGAAGAAATGAAGGACTACGACAACGAACCAACGGTAGCGGCTGGCGCGATCTTCGGCATCAAGAAGGCCCGCTTCAACTCCCGCGACTTCGGCGTGCTGTCCCTCGACACCGCTTGCGTTGACCCTAACGCCTAATCTGAGGACGACATCATGGCTATTGTTCAATCCCGCTGGGGTTCGCTGAACCGTCAGGCGCCGGTTTCTTGCGAAGCTGGCACCGTCAAGGCTGAGCGCTACACCTACACCGTGCCGGCCGGCGTAACCCTGTCCGCAGGCGACATCATCGAGCTGGCGATCCTGCCGGCGTATCACACCGTGCTCGATGCCACCCTGGTAATCGATGAGGCTGGCACCGCCACCTATGATGTCGGCATCATGTCGAGTATCCCGGGTGACACCACGCAATCGCGCACTTGCGGCGCCGAGCTGTTCTCCGGTGCAGCCGACGCCCTGGCGACGCGCATGTCGCTGATTGGCGGTTTCCGCATCGTGCCGATTCCCGGTGATCGCTCGATTGGTGTGAAGGTTGTCGGTGCTTCGGTCGTGGGCGCAGGTCAGATCATTGACCTGATCCTGTACACCAAGCAGTAACAGGGACGTTACGCACCCGAAAGGGCCGGTCTAGGCTGGCCCTTTTTTGTACCCACTACTAAAGGTTCTCCTTATGTTTATCGAGTGCATCCTTCGTCGCGATCCGCCTGCTGTCGTCACCCTGGGCACTACTGCCTACCAATTCAAGCCTGATAGCCAAGGCCGCCATGTCTGCGAGGTTGAAGACAACGCGCACCTGGCCCGCCTGCTGAGCATCAGTGAAGCCTATCGCCTGCCGGGCGATGAGCCGATTCCGCAAGCCCTGATCCCGGCCATCGTCGAGCATACGCTGCCGACGGCTGCCGCCACCCTGGCGCCGGTCGATGAAAACGAAGTCAAGGGTAGCACCGTACACCCGGCCACCTTTAACCTTGGCGGCCCTGAGCTGTTCGAACTGGCCGATGTGGTCGATCACGCACTGAGCCTGAGCGGCCTGACCACCCCCGAGTGGAATAGCTTGCCGGACGAAGACCGTCATAACTTCATCGACCTGGCCCTGGACGACCTCGACACCCGCGAGCCAGTCGACGTGACCGAAGAGCCTGCGCGTGCGCCGGTCACTGAAGCCGCAAAGCCGATTACCGAGACAGCGCCGGTTTCGGTCGCTGGGAACTCGAACGGCGACGCGCCGAAAGAAGGCCAGGACGCTACGGGCGGTAACGTCAGCGGCCCGGACAGTGACAAAGCACGGTACGAGGCTGAGCGCGAAGCCCTGGCCGTGGCTTACAAGGACAAGTTCGGCGCGCGCCCACACTACAAGTGGTCAATGGAAAAGATCACCGAAGAACTGGCCAAGCCTGTAGAACTGCCAAAGGAATAAGCGCATGCAGAAGTACGCCGATGTTGTCCTTGATCGCAAAGGGAATGTGGTTCCCGGTGCAACGGTGCGGGTGAATACCAGCGCGGGCGCGGAGGCGGTGCTGTACGCCGCCAATGGTTCCAGCCCGATCAGCAACCCCGTCATCACGGATAACCTCGGATGCTTCGCCTTCTACGCCGTCAACGGCCGCTATAACTTGCAGGTCTACATCGGCAGCGCCTTGTTCACCGTCAGTAATGACTTCCTGCTGGAAGACCCGCAGGACGAAACCCCGGAAGTGATCAAGAACGGGATCATCAAGGATTCGGCGCTGACCAATGTCACGATTGACGGTAAGGAGCCTGGCTACAAAGAGGATACCGATGCCCTTGGCGCATCCTTGTTGATCATCAAGGGCAAGACGGTGGTTATCGGGGATAGTGGTTACAGTCCGGTGGGTAGCAATATCGATGCGGCAATTCTGTCCGCGATCACCAGCGGCGCCAAGAACATTGAAATTCCAGATGATCGCTTTGAAGTCACCAACACCTGGCGACTTCCGTCTGGCGTCAACGTCAAGGGGCGCGGCGGGCGGTTTTCGAAAATTGTACCTAAGGCCGGCGGCGACATTTCTTCCAATGGTGGTCGAATCATCATTGGCAACGGCAAAACCTCGCCAAGCATCGACAATACGACTTGGCAAACCACCTACCCGAACATGATGAGCGGGGAGATATCCCTGCTTCAGTTCATTAACGAAGATTCACTGACTGAAATGAATGGCCTGTTGCTGATGGGAAGCTATATCAGCGACGAGCTGTGGTTTGACAGCTTTAATCAGGCGGTGTCGAGACCAACAGGTCTTTACGCGGACAGCTTTGAAATTCATCGCCTGTTCGTGCAGCGCGCTCTGGGCAATACAAAATATCAGGTTGAAGTTCAGGGCCTGGGCGATGGTTTTGTGATGGAAGGCTGCCACTTCCCCTATGACACTATCAATGGCTGGAGCACCAAGGGCGCACGCATCGTCGGTGTGGCAGGCGGTCGTATCGATAACGGCATTGGTGGTGACTATCTGATTGAGCGCTGCGCCCAACTTGATTTCAGGGCCGGGCACTGGGAGCGAGGTCAGCACATCTATGACTCGTCGAACGTCAATCATCAGGGTGTTTTTCTTCCAGATACCCGCATCCCGGTCATCACTCGCGGCACCTTGGCCTCCAGTAATAACGAGTCGCGGTTTATTTGCAGCTTCACCAACACAGCTTTCCGCAACATCGAAGGGCTGATGGAGTGGTCGGGCTTCCATATCCAGCAAGGCGCCTCGGTACAGATTGCCGTCGACAACTGCTATCAGGAGTGGAGCGCCCAGGGTGATTTCTCGCGCAACCAACAGGCGGGGATTCGACTTTGCCAAGAGGACGGTACGACGCCACTACCGAGCTTCAACAGCTATTCCTATCTGACTTCGAAGAAGGCGTTCGTCAACATCCCGTACCGTGTCGATCTGGATCACTTTATTCGCTGCCTGGATGATGTATTCACCGGCCTTGTTTCCGCATCAACTCGCGTTGAGGCGGTTGGCTCGCGCAATGCTGGAGTCAACCAATGGAAGATTGCGACCGGGACGTTCTATTACAACGCCCAAATTATGTACGACACCACTCGTGCCATTGGGCGTAGCCCGACAAACTCGGAGGTATCTGCCACCGTTTCCAGCCTGGGCACGATGGTTGTGCTCAACGCCAGTTTTGGCAACAAGCCGAGGAGTGGGATCATTCGCCTGTATCGGGGTACGACGCCCGGCGTGTATGACCAGTTTGTCGACATTCATACCATCGGCTCGACCTGGCTGCACGACGACGGGGTGTTGGTGAATGGCATTGCCTGGGTTGCGCGAACCCCTGGCGCAATGAACGTCATCAATAGCATGGGTGAGTCGCTGAGATTTTCAGGCGGACTGGTGGAAATGGTGTCGACCGCACTGCCAAATACTGCCGGCACTTGGACAAAAGGGGATCGCATCACCCGGATAGACTCCGTTGTTGATGCAAACAACATGCTGCTGATCGGACACCACCGCCTAACCAGCAGCTCCGGCACCTCGACGACTACGGACTGGGCGAACTTGCGTACCAGTACCGTATCGCCTGCAACGTGACGCCGAACAGAAAGGAATGCTGATAAATGCCCATCATCATTGACTACGCCGTTGAAGTCCGCCCGATCGCGGTATCGAGCCTGATCTACCGGGCCGGCCTGCTGCTGCAGGACGAAGAGCATGTGCGCTGGACAACGCTGGAGTTGATCGAGTGGATCAATGAGGCCGCCGGCGCGTTGGTCACGCTGCGTCCGAGCGCTGGCGCCCGATTAGCAGTACTGACGCTGCTGGCCGGAACGCAGCAGGAGTTGTCTGATGAGGTCGTGCAGCTGCTCGATGTCGTGCGCAACCTGGGCGTCGACAGCTTGACGCCGGGGCGGGCCATTCGCTTGGCTGAGCGCCACTTGTTCGACAGCGCCGATCCCGACTGGCATGCCCGGGCGGGTAAGTCCGTAATCAAACACTACATCTATGACGATCGCACGCCGAAAGTGTTCTACGTCTACCCGCCCGCTCTGGCCGGGACCAAGCTGCAGGCCAGCCTGAGTGTCATGCCGGCGCTGGTCACAACTGAGGACGACAACCTGGGGCTGGGCGCTCAGTTTGAAAGCGCGATCATCAACTACGTGGTGTTTCGCGCCATGGCCAAGGACAGCGAATATGCCAACGGTGCTATCGCCACCGGCTACTACCAAGCCTTTCAGGCGGCACTCGGCGGCAAGGACGCGGGCGAGCAGTCGGTATCCCCTAACACCAAGGTGCCCGCATGATCGACCTCGACGTATTTATGCCCAGCATCCTGCCCTATGCGCCAGGCTGCCCGGAACCGACCGCGTTCACCGCCATCATTCAGGCGGCGCAAGCCTTCTGTGAGCGCACCCGCTTGTGGCGTGATCGTGATCAGTTCAACGTCACGCCGACCAGCTGCAACGCGGTGTGTGCACCGAATGGTGCCGAGCTGTTCGAGATTGAGAGCGCGCGTTTTAATGGTTGCGATTTAGAACCAATCTCCCTGGCCGATTTGGACACCAAGCACCCCACCTGGCGGCAAATGTCGGCGGGCGAGGCTCGCTGGATCACGCAGACCGAGCCGGGCAGCGTGCTGCTGGTGCCAACCTGCACCGGCACCCTGGACCTGTCGACCATCCTGCGCCCGGCGGATAACGCCGAGCAGTTGCCGGACCTGTTCAGTCAGTACACGCAAGTGATCGCGGACGGCGCGCTGGGTGATATCCTGATGCTGCCGGCGCAGAGCTTCAGCGATCCATCGCGGGCACAATTTTATTCGATGCGGTTTGATAATCGAATCGATGAACTATTTAATCGAACCATCCAAGGCCAGCAGCGGGCACCCGTCCGCACGCGCGCCCGTTTCTTCTAAGGAGTACGCCCATGTCCGCAGCATCGGATTACCTGGAAAACGCCCTTGCTAACGCCGTGTTGCGTGGTGTGGCGTTTACCTCCCCGACCAAAACCTACATTTCCTTGCACACCGCCGCTCCCGGCGATACCGGGGCTAACGAGGTGTCGCTGGCCGCCTTCCCGGCCTACCTGCGCAAAGACGCCGCCTTGGGTGGTACGCAGTCCTCGGCCTGGACCGCTGCCGCTGGTGGCGTGTCGAAGAACGCCTTGCAGCTGATCTATGCCGTGTATGACGGCGCCGCCCCGCTGACCATTACCCACTTTGGTGTGTGGGACGCGCTGACCACCGGCAACAACCTGTTGAACGGCGCGTTGGCCGCCAGCCGCACCCTGAACCCCGGTGACGTATTTGTGATCGACGTGCAGAAGCTGACGGTCACGGTGCTCTAAGTGAACGTCTTCGCCATCAACGCGGCCGCCCTGGACGACTCCAACCAGATTTGGAGTTGGTACGGCGGCGCGGACGTGGCCTTTCAGGCGGATGGCGTGGTAGCGCTCGGCCTGACCGCGACCGGCACCGCCGACGTGGTGGTGCAGGCGGACCTGGTGCCACAGCTGTACTTGTTCACAGCGGGCGCTGCCGATGTGGTGCTGTTGCTGGATGGTGAGGCGCTGTATGGCCGCTCGGCCACTGGCGATGCGCAGGTGGTGGTGACGGCTGATGGCGAGGGCGTGCGCTGGACCTTTGGCGCCAGTGACTTGACCGCCGTGTTCCAAGTCGACGGTGACGCTCAAGTGGTATCGCCTACGTCGGCCAGCCTCAATATCCAGTTCGACGCGCAATTGGACGGGCGCTCGGCCGCCGTGGCGCAAGGCATTGCCGACTTGTCGGTGGTGTTCGACGCGCAGCTGGAGTACCGCGTGGCGCGCCCGGCCTTTCTCGAAGGTGAGGCGCCGCTGGTGTTTGGCTGTGAAGCCATGCCCTACATGGTCTTGTACTCGGCCAGCGGAACGGCGGACGTGGCCTTGCAAGCCGGTGGCGAGTCGCGCCTGGGTGGTCGCCTGTACGGCGAAGGCGCCGCCGAACTGCAATGGATCGCCACCGGTGAGGCGCTGCAATGGCATTACCAGTACGCCAGTGCCGACGTCACGATTCAACTTACCGCCGTGGCCGAGCGCCATGGCACGCCCGCCATCCCGAGCGAATTTATTGCCGCGCCGCATGTGCGTGCGCTGGCCCTGAACTATGAACCCCGGGCCTTTACCGTCCCAGCTGAAAGGAGAGCGTGAATGCTTGGAACCATGCGTAAGCGCCCCGACGACGCGCTGGATTACGACGTCAGCTTTGAAAAATGGTTGTCGCCAGGTGACACCTTGATCGACGCCACGGCGACGGCGGATTCGCCCGACCTGACCGTGCTCAGCGTGGCCTTGTCGGGAGCGGTGACCAAGGTCTGGCTGGCTGCTGGCCTGGCCGGCAACTCGTACCAAATCACCGTGACTGCCACCACTGCGCAAGGCCGCGTGAAGGAAGTCGCTTTTAATCTTCGTGTCGTGGAGTGCTGATATGACCGTCACGGTTACCCTGAACAACAACGCGGTCAGCCGACTGGCTTCGTCCCTCTCTTCGGGCGCCACCAGCCTGTCGGTCTCCACGGGCGAGGGCGCTAAATACCCGGCGCCGACTGGTGGGCAGTGGTTCCCCCTGACCCTGCTGGACAGTGCCGGCGCGCTGGAGATTGTGCGCTGTACCGGTCGCAGTGGCGACGTTCTGACCATTAGTCGCGCGCAGGAAGGTACGGCCGCGCAAGCGTTCGTGGCGGGCGACCGGGTGGAACTGCGCCTGACCGCCGCCGCGCTCAACGAATCGTTTGCCTCGTTGCAGGCCGACTCGGCCACCGCCGCCGCCTTCTTTATCTTCCGTAACAAACTGATCAACCCCAAGGGCACGATCAACCAGCGCGTCTATGTCTCGGGCACCGCAACCATCGCGGCCAACCAGTACACTCTGGACCGCTGGCGGGTGGTCACCAGCGGCCAGTCCTTGTCGTGGACGACCTCGGGGAACCGCTTCCTGATGACCGCCCCTGCGGGCGGGGTTGAACAAGTGATCGAAGGCACCAACATCGAAGGCGGCACCTACCGCCTGAGCTGGACCGGCACCGCGACGGCCAAGGTCAATGGCACCGCGATTACCAACGGCGCGCTGACCGCTTCGCTGACCGCTGGCAGTGACGTAACTGTGACCTTTGCCAACGGCACCTTCGAGAAACCGCAGTTCGAACTGAACAACGTCACTCCGTTCGAAGAGCGTTTTGTTGGGCTGGAGCTGATCCTGTGCCAGCGGTATTACGAACAAGTGGATTTCCTCTTTAACGGCTACGCCCCGACCGCAAGCTACATTGGCGGCACCGTGCAATACCGCGTGCAGAAGCGCGCGTCGCCGACATTGACTCTTTTGCAGGATGGTGTTCGTGTCGCTAACAGTAACGTGGGTGTTCTTGGGTTTGATACCAACACCGAATCGCTTCATGTGTTTCGACAAGTTGCCGGTACTGGGGGTGCGGTGTTTCACGTGCGCTACGCCGTTTCGGCCGAACTGTAATTAAAGGGGTGACCATGAGCCTGTACCAATTAACCAGTGGCAGCACCATCCTGCGCTTGAGCGATGGCGCCAGTATCCCCATGGATGAAGGCAACGGCGATTACCGCGACTATCTGGCGTGGCTGGCGGCCGGCAACACACCATTGCCCGCCCCGACAGCGGACCCCGCCGAGGTGCTGGCGCAGAAGAAGGCCCAGCGTGAGCGGGCGGTGGCGGCGATTGTCGTGACCACTCAGGCTGGGCACACCTTCGACGGCGATGAAGTCAGCCAGGGGCGTATGGCGCGGGCGATTCTCGGCCTGCAAAGCCAGCTGGCCAGCACGACGACCGCGTGGGTGCTGGCGGACAACAGCGTGATTCAGGTTGGCTCCATTGAGCTGACCGAGGCGCTGACCTTGGCCGGCACTCGCCAGACTGAACTGTGGGTGATCACTTGATCGGTCACGGCCGGACATAAGGCGGGCATCATGGCAAAACTGAAGCTGATCGGCTTCGTCGGCGAGAGCCCGAAGATCATCCCGCGCCTGCTGGGCGATATGGCCTCGCAGATGGCGTACAACGTGCGACTGGACGACGGCGGGCTGACGCCGATCCGCAAGCAGCGTTTCGAGCACCAGTTTGGCAGCGTGCCGGCCGGTGGCTACCAGACGATGTACAAGCATGACGGCAACTGGCTGGCCTGGGCGACGGACGTGTACGCCGCGCCGGGGCCGGTGGCCGATGATCGCCTGTACATCATGGGCGATGGGGTGCCGAAAATGCAGGTGGCGGGCGTGACGTACCCGCTGGCCATGCCGTTGCCGGGCTCGGCGCTGGCCGTGACCTTGAGCGGTACGCCGACACCGGGCGCCTTGGGGACGACACGGATCTACGTCTACACCTGGGTGACCGCCTTCGGTGAAGAGTCGGAGCCCTGCCCGGCCAGTGCCGACGTGTTCTGGACGCCGGGGCAGACCGCTACCCTGTCCGGGTTTGCGGCGACGCCGGCCGGGCGCAACATCACCTTGCAGCGCATCTATCGGGCGCAGACCGGCAAGACCGGCACCTTGCTGTACCTGATTGCCGAACGGGGCGCGAGCACGGCCAACTTCGTCGACACCGTGAGCCCGGAATCGCTGCAAGAGGCGTTGCCATCGGCTAACTGGAACGCACCACCGGACGACCTGACCGGTTTGATTGCGCTGCCCAATGGCCTGATGGCGGCCTTCAGCGGTAAGCAGCTGTGCTTTTGCGAGCCCTATCGCCCACATGCGTGGCCGGAAGCCTACCGCCTGACCATGGATTACCCGATTGTCGGGCTGGGCGCCTTCAGCTCGTCGATCATCGTCACCACCACCGGCAAGCCGTACATCGTCACCGGCACCGCGCCCGAGAGCATGGTCAGCGAGAAGATCGAGCAGGATTTGCCCTGCATCAATGCGCGCGGGATCGTCGACCTGGGCTATTCGGTGGTCTATCCGTCCTACGATGGTTTGGTGCAAGTCACCAGCGGCGGCGCCTCGGTCATCAGTACCCGACTGTTCTCGCGCGATGACTGGCTGCAACTGAACCCGGCCATCATGGTGGCGGACCGGTACAACGGGCGCTACATCACCAGCTTTGACTACTCCGATGCTAGCGGCGCCGAGTACCGCGGCATGCTGATCATCGACCTGACCGGCGAACAAGCGTTCCTGATTCGCTCCAATGCGTTGCCGTCGGCGCTGTATTTCGACCGACCGACCGGCAACCTGTACCTGCTGATCAATGACAGCATCTACCAGTGGGACGACCCGAGCCAGCCGAGTGAGCTGCTGTCGTGGAAGTCCAAGCCGTTCGTTCTGCCCAAGCCGACCAACTTCGGCGCGATCCTGATCGAAGCTGACGACGGCCTGAGCCCGGATCAGCTGGCGGCGATTCAGGCCGAGATTGATCGCGTCAAAGCAGCCAATGCGCTGCTGTTTGCCCAGCCGTCGATAGGTGGCGAGTTGGGCGGGTCGGCACTCAACGTCTACCCGGTCGACGGCGACCAGCTGCAAATGGTGCCGATACTGAGTCGCACGGTGGCGATCAACATCTACGCCGACAAAAAGCTGGTGGCTTCGGTGGGGACGATCAACAAAATGGCGCGTTTGCCGTCGGGCTTTCTGGCGCAGATGTGGGAGGTGGAAGTGGCCAGCGACCGCGCGATTACGCAAATCACCCTGGCCGGCACCGGCGCCGAACTGGCAGAGGCCTGATATGGAAATGACCGCCGCCGACAAACAAAAACTGGAAGTGTTGAACGGCGACCGGGGGAATCCCGGCGACGCCGCGCTGCGCCTCAAGCACGCGCAAGCCTTATTGGCCTCGCTGCCGGTGCAGCCGAGCGGAAACAACACCGCCGATATTCAAACCCTGTTCGCTGCGCTGAATGCCCTGCGCGTGGCGCTTTTGTAGTGCAGTGGTTCTATACTGGCGCCATTGGTTCTAAAACCGGAACAACGACATGCCACAGCTGACGTACGACGATCAACCCGAACTGCTGCGCTGGGCCGCTGAACGTATCGGCGTGCGCTGCTTTAAGCCGGACGCCAAGGCCTTCGGTGTGCTGCGTGGCGGCCAGTTGTGCGCAGTGGTGGTGTGGGACACCTTTTCCGAGGTGGATTGCGCCCTGCACGTTGCCAGCTTGGGGGATGGTCACTGGCTCAGCCGACGTGTGCTGATTCAGGCCTTCGGTTATCCGTTCATTGACTTGAAGATGCGCCGCCTTACCGCGCTGATCCCGGCCAAGAACGCCAGCGCGATCCGCTTTAACGAACACCTGGGCTTCAAGCTCGAAGGCGTCTGCCCGGAAGCGATGCCAGACGATGACATTCAGATTCGCGGCATGCTCCGACGAGAGTGCCGTTTTATTCCCCCGGAGTATCGCCAATGATGACGCGAGATTTTTGGACCCCGGCCGCGCTGGAGCCGGGCAACCTGCACCAGCGGCCATCGAAATTGGATCGGCACTTGGCGGTGCTCGCGATTGGTCGCAGCGTGTGTTTTGGCAAAGGTGGCGGCGGTGGTTCTGACGCTGACCCGCAGGTCGGTGAGGCCGCGAAGATGCAGGCCAAGACCGGCGCCGACTGGCTGGACTTCTCGAAGACCGCCTACGCGGACAGCCAGGTTCGCCAAGCCGTAACGGACAACCTGAATAACGAGGTCACCAGCCAGCAACTGGCTGACATGCGTCAGGCTAGTACGCGCAGTGATGACCAGTGGGACCGCTACAACACGCTGTTCAAGCCCATCGAAGACCGCATGGTGTCCGACGCCAACAGCTACGACACGCCGGAAGCGCAAGCGGCGGCTGCCGCGACGGCCAAAGCCGACGTCATGGCAAACGCCGGTCAGGTGCAGCAGCAGAACGCGCGGCAGATGGCGAGCATGGGCATTAGCCCTACGAGCGGGCGCTTCGCCGGGGTGGATCGGGGTAATGACCTGTCGACAGCCTTAGCCGCAGCAGGCGCGCAGAACGGCGCGCGTGAGCAGGTGAAAGCCACCGGCATGGCCCTGCGTGAAGGCGTGGCCAACTTCGGGCGGGGCAATACCGCGACCGCCGCGCAACAGGTCAGCCTGGGTACGCAGTCGGGTAACTCGGCCGTGAACAACTCGCTAGCGGCAGATGCCAGTTCGCGGGCTAACACCAACATCATGGCGCAAGGCTTTCAGGGGGCGCAGCAAGGCTATGGCGGCCAGGCTAGTACCTTGAGCAACCAACGGCAACAGAACATTGCTGTGCAAAGCGGAAACCAGCAAGCCGACTCGGCCAACAAAGCCGCTATTGGTGGCCTGGCGGCTGCCGGTATGATGGCCGTCGCATTCTAATCACTGAGGGTTTCCACTTGATCGAGGCAATCAACCGCGCCACCGACTTATCCATGGCCCAAGGTGTGCGCGTGATGCAGACCGCGTTTATTGGTGGCAGTCAGGCGGCGCACGTCATGTACTTGTTGAAGCTGATGGCGCCAGCCCATGGCGCGCACATCGTTGACGCCGGCTGTGGCATTGGCGAAGTGGCAAGGCTGATGGCCGACAAGCGCCCCGATCTGAGCTTTACCTTGGCCAACATCAGCCAGCATCAGCTGGATATGGCGCCGGTGGGTGATCAGTTCCACCAGCTGCTGGCCGACTTCACCAACAGCCAGCTGCCGGCCGGCTGCGCCGACGTGGTGATGTTCAACAGCGCGCTGTGTCAGATGCCGATCAACCAAGCCTTGAGCGAGGCCCGGCGCCTGCTCAAGCCCGGCGGCCAGCTGTTCATCTGTGACCTGGCGATTGCCGAGTACCGCGAACTGCCGGAGCTGTACGCGACGTTTATGCCGGCCGATGTGTGGGGCGAGGTGATTGAACGTCACGGCTTTGCGGCGACGCAAACGATTCTGACCCACGGCGACATGACGCACTTTGCCGGCGAGTTCGACGACTTCGAGCAGGCCTTGCCCGGCGCCATGGTCTACATCGCCCAATTCCGTAGCCAAACGCTGCATGAGCAGGTGGCGGCGACGCTCGACCGGCACCAACGCATTGCCTTTCAATTCAGCGGCGGCAAGGATTCATTGGCCGCGCTGTTTGTCCTCGAACGCTATTGGCCGCAGATGACTGTGTACTGGACGAATACCGGCGACCCGGTGCCGGAAGTGCTGGCGGTGGTCGAGCGCGTGCGCGCCCTGGTGCCGAACTTTGTCGAGATTGCCGGCCGGGTGAACGAACAGATTGCCGCGCATGGCTTGCCGTCCGACCTATTACCCACTACCGCAACCGCTTTCGGTCGCGCAGCCTATGGCGGTGGCGTAGCCTTGCAGGACCGGTTCAACTGCTGCTACCACGCGCTGATGGCGCCGATGCACCAACGCATGTTGGACGACGGCATTACCTTAATCGTGCGCGGACAGAAGAGCGCCGACGCGATGAAGTCGCCGCTGCGTTCCGGCGCCATGGATGACGGCGTGGAGCTGCTGTTCCCCCTGGAACATTGGAGTGACACGCAGGTTTTTCAATACCTCAAGGGTAGCGCCTTCGTTCCGGGCTACTACGAACACTTGGCCGCCTCGCCGGATTGCCTGACCTGCTCGGCCTACTGGTCAGAAGGTCGTGCCACCTGGCTGAAGCGCAAACACCCCGAGGCCTACCAGGTCTATCAGGGTAAGCTCGACGTGATCCGTGAGGCCGTCATGCCGCACATCGACCTATTTAACCTGGAGGTGTCCCAATGAGTAATCCCTACGCGGCTGGCGGCTTGATTCGCGGTATCAGTGACGGTATCTCACTGGGTACGCAAATGATCGGCGCCTACCAGCAGAATCAAGCGTACAAGGATCAGCAGGAGGTCAAGAGCGTCATGTCTAAAGGCATGACCGATGCCAAGCAGGCAACAAGCGATGATATTGCCGCTAACTCACAGGTGGGCAGCAAAGCCAACGCCAGCGACACCATGACTATGCCGACCTATGACGACACGCGCGGCAACAGCTATGCCAGTGCCGACGATCAAGCCAAGGCCGCCAAGAAGAACGCGCCTTTGCCGGAAGACTTCTACCTGCGCGACGTGGTGCCGAAGATTAAAGAAACCTACATTTCTCAAGGCAATCAGGCTGGCGCGGATGCCTGGGACAAGTGGACGCAGGACAAGCAGGCCCAGGCCGGCATGAAGAACTGGACCCAAGCGCTGCGTTCGGCGCAGGTGGGCGACTTCAAGGGCTACGCCGACCACATGGTCAAGGCCTACAACACCCCGGGTTATTACGACGACGGGTTGCATGCCGAAGGTTATGACCTGGTTAAGGACAAGGACGGCAACACCACTGGCCTGACCCTGAAGATGAAAAACAAGGAAACCGGCGAGCAGTTCGCGCAGACCATTCACGGCCAGGACGACATGATTCAGGCCGGGATCGGCTTGCTCGAACCGGCCAACGCCTTCAAGGTCACCATGGCCCGGGCCGATGCCGCAACCGCCGCGCAGGCCAAAGCCGGGCTGGAAGTGGCTAAGACCAACAACGGCATGATCCGCGACAACAACAAGGTGGCGGTACAGACCCAGGCCAACAGTCAGTTGGAGAATCAGCGCGCCGGCAACGCCTTGAACCTGCAAGCCACCGGCAAGCAACTCGACGTGCAGAACGCTGGCGCCGCGCTGAACAACAAGGTCGAGGTGCTGAAAAAGGCCGGCTATGACGAGAAGTTTATCAAGGATGCGTTGCCACAAATCCTCGGTATCGGTCAGTACAAGAAGCCCGCCGATCCGCAGGAAACCCGGCGCATGCTGTTTCAGGCGCGCTTGAGCGACTTCAACTTTACCCGCAAGACCCCGCAGCAGCAGGCGGCGCAGATCGAGCAGGACATGCAGCTGATCGGTGGCGGTAGTGGTGGAGGTAGTGCGCCAGCCAATCCAATGTCTGGTGGTTTGCCGGGCGGTCAAGCCTCGGCGGCGCCGGCCAGCAAAACCCCGATGATCTTCGACACGAAAACCGGCCAGATGATCCCATACCAGTAACCCCGCTACCCTCGGTCGCGCGTTGGCGCTAGAATCAGTCCATCTGTTTCGATAATCCAACCGCGCCGAGGGCATCACCTGTGGCTGAAAACCTTTTTCTCAAGTCGCCCTCCGCGATTGCCCCCACTGCCACGGCGCCCACTGCGCCGCCCATGCCCAACCTCCAGACCCTGCCACCGCGCAGCTCCAGTGCCGGTCCGCTGACCTCCAGCGCCGCGACCGTCATGAGTCAAGGCCTGTTGCCGCCACCAGACCTTCAGCCCCTGTTCGAGAAATACTCCGCTGAAACCGGCGTGCCGCTCAATGTGTTGTCGGCCCTGGCGCAGCAGGAGTCGGGCTACAACCCCAATGCCATTGGTGAAATGACCAAATGGGGCCAGGCCAAAGGCATGCTGCAAAACCTCGACAGCAACGCCAAGAGCTTGGGGATCAACCCGTTCAATGCGGAACAGTCGATTGCCGGCGCGGCGCGGCAGCTGCGCGAGCGACTGGACAAGGGTTACAGCATGGAAGATGCGGTGAAAGCCCACTTCGGGGGTGATAACCGTGAGCAGTGGGGCGAGAAGACCAACGCCTACGGGCAAGAGGTGCTGGCCAAGGCCGGGATCATCGGCGACCAGCTGATGGCCGGAAAGCAGAAGGCCGCACCTGTCTCGCCGGGCAATGACCTGGCCGCGATTCAAGCGGAAATGGATGCCAAGGAGCCAGGGCGTTACAAGGTGATCGACCCGGCTGATATCGCTCAGCGCGACCAGCAGCGCGCCACCCTCGCCAGCGGCAAGGACGCTTTGCAGAATGCACAGCAGGCTACGGGCGCCTATCAAGCCCCTTCGCCGCTGACCCTGACCAATCAGCAGGCCGTCGAAGACCGGGTGAACAGCGCGCCAGCGCCCTCGCCACTGACGCCGACCAACCAGGAACTGGTGCAAAAGGGCATGGCGCCGGTCGATACACGCCCGGAAGATGGCTTTGCCGCCGCCACCGGCAAACAATTGCAGAACTTCGGCCCGCACATGAAAGACGCCGTGGCTGGTCTGGTGCGCATGGGCAGCGAGAGCATCGACAACGCCACCCTGGTCGGCAACGCGGGTAGCTCCGGCATCATCCAGCGCATGCAGGATAATGGCGACATCATCATGGTGCAGAACGATCGGGGGCAGAACACCCCGACCCTGCGCAACGGCAAGCTGGCCGACGAAGCGAACATTGCCGCGTTCATTCGCGCCAATGCCGGCGAGCTGATGTCGCCTGATGAGGCTGGCGCACTGATCGGCATGAAGCCGCGCGCCGTCACCGAGTGGGCGCAGAAGACCGCCAAGCAAGCCAAGCTCGACACCATCGAGGTACGCCCGGATGGCCCGCTGGCCAAATACGGCAGCATGATCATTGGCTCGACGGCGGAAATGATCCCGGCGCTGGCCGCTTCGGCGATCACCCGTAACCCGGCCGTGGGCATGTCGTTAATTGGCGGCCAGGTCACCGGGCAAGGCTACAACAAGGGCCGATCCGGCGGGCTGAACGCGCAGGACGCTGGTAATTACGCCATCGCGCAGGGCATGGCCGAGGCCATCCCGGAATACCTGCCGATTCATGCCATCCTCGAACCCGGCAAGAACTTCTTCAAGGGCCTGCTCAAGGCCGGCGCTGCCGAGTCGGTGCAGGAAGGCGTGACCCAGATCATCCAGGATGGTCTGGACAAGGGTTCGATTGATCCGAACATGACGTGGGCGCAGGCGCGGCAGAACCTGGCCGATGCCATGATCACCGGTGCCGGCGCCGGTATGGCGCTAAAGGCGGGCGTGCACGGCCTTCAAAAAGCCGCCGATGCGATCCCGACGCGCGACCGTGAAGCCGAGGCGGCCGCCGCCGCTCAGGCCCAGCCCGCTCCCGCAGCCGAGCCCCAGCCACCACAGGCGCCCGAGGCTGCAACTGTCGCGCCGGCGCCAGCCCCCACCGGTCCACTGACCCGTGCCGCGCAGCACTACGTCGCGCCCGAGCCAGTAGTAGCCCCCGCAGCAGCAGAGCCAGCTGGGGAGCCGGTCACCGTGCGCAGCTCCGACGGTGAAATGGCCGGCACCCTGCAGGACTACCAAGACCACGGCCAGGGCCAGTGGACCGCGCGCGTGCTGGCCGACGACGGCAACGCCTACGACTTCACCCAAGACGATGGCGTACAGCTGGAACGCGCCAGTGCGCCGATCGCGCCAACGGCTGAGCCAGCGCAACCGGCGCAGGCCACCCCTGAGCCAGCACCAGCGGACAACATCCCGACGCTGACCGATGTAGTAGCGCCTGAAGCCTCGCCCGACTACACGTCGATGGACGTGCCGTCGTTGCGCGCCGAACTGAAAGCCACCGCGACCGCGATCAAGGCCGACCCGAAGAACAAGGCGTTGACCAAGCGGCGCAGCGCCATTGAAAAGGCAATCAAGGCCGGCATCAACACCGCCGACAAGGCGCCGGCTGTCACCGAACTGACCGGCGACAAGATCGATAAGCAATGGTCGCGCTTCGCCGATGACTCGGGCAGCCTCAACGTGCCACGCGCCGACATGCCGCAGATCAAGGCCGAGCACCGTGGCGCGATGGTCAACTTTCTCAATGCGCGCGACATCGCCCACACGCAGGAAGAAGTCCCGGCCAGCAGCCTGAAGCCAACGCAGGAAGAGTTCAGCCCGGCCAAGGTCAAGAAAGCCTTGGGTTATGAAGGCGGCGACCGTTCGATCCTGATTTCCAGCGACAACCATGTGCTCGACGGCCATCACCAGTGGCTGGCCAAGGTCGATGGCGATCAGCCGGTGAAGGTCATTCGCCTGGACGCACCGATCCAACAACTGCTCGACACCGTGCGCGAGTTCCCCAGTGCCGAGACGGCCAATGGTGCGACCGCCGCACCAGCGCCAACAGCTGAGCCGACTAATAGCTTGTCGCGCACTGCCAGTTGGGCGATCCGCGATAAGGCGACCGGCGAAGTGGTCATGGAAACCTTCGATAAGAAGAAGGTCGACGCGCTGAACACCGACAAATACGAGGCGGTGCCGATTCAGCAGCACCTGGCCGAAGTCAATCAGTCGATCAAGGCCGGTGATGAGACGGGTAAGATCAAGCCGGCCGCTGCAACAGAACCGGCCAAACCTGCATCAAAACCGGTGGAAACTGCATCGCCAGCGCCTAAACCTGCATCAGCAGTGACCGAACCGGCATCGAAACCGCAGACGCCGCAACAGAAGGCCAAGGCCCGCGCCGAAGCCCAGCGTCAGGCCGCGCGCGACCGTATGGGCGGAATCAAGGAGGGCGAGCAGTTCATCCCGTCCGCTGACGTGGGTTACATCAGCGGCGGTGAAACCTACACTGTCGACAGCATCGACAGCAAAGGCAACGTCTACGTTAAGCGCAGCGGCACCAACAGCGGCACCCACCTGTCGCACGCCGACTTCAACGGGGCCGAGCATAAGGGCGTGACCTTTGCCAAGGTCGAGCCAGCAGCCCCGGCAACCCGTGCAGAAACTGCACCCGTTCAACCAGCCATGGAAACACCAACAACCCCGGCCGAAACCGCCGCTGAACTGGTGAAGTCCGCCGAGTACGGCGCTAGCAACAAGCTGGTAAGCCAAGACCGCGCGGCCGAACTGCGCGAGCGCCTGAAGAAGAAACTCAACGGCTCGCAGCTGAACAGCGGCATCGATCCGGAAATTCTCGCGCTCGGCACCGAGCTGGCGGTGTTCCACATCGAGGCCGGCGTGCGTCAGTTCGCCGCCTTCGCCAAGACCATGGCCGAAGACCTAGGCCAGCCGCTGGAGAAAGTTCGACCGTACCTGCGCAGCTGGTTTAACGGTGCGCGCGACATGATGGAAGACGCCGGCCACTCGGTCGACGGCATGGACAACGCCGACACCGTGCGCGCCGAACTGGCAAAGCTGGATCAGGCGCCGGCCACTGAGGCAAAAAGCGCCCCCGTTCAAACCGCCCCGGCAACTACCGATAAATCCTCGGCAGTTCAAGAACCAGCCGAAGAATCACCGACCCTAGCCACTGGCGTGTACAGCCATAAGCAGCACCCGGAAGTGACAGCTACGGTCAGCCAGACGGATAAGGGCTACGCTATTGAGTGGGCGCCTGATGATGTTCAGGAGTTCAAAGGTAAACATGCGGTCGCCAAAGCACAGGCGGCGCTATCTAAAGAGGGTTACACCCTCAACGAGGAATCTGATGCAACAAGTCCCAGCGAGCGTGTGGAACCAAATCGCCCAGACCGAACCGCTGCAAAATCCGTCGATGCGCCTGCTGTTCGCAATGAGCCAGCCGCAGCTGGACGCCGCACTGGCGAGCCAGGCGCAAGCGCTGTCGACAGCGGGGCAGACGGACAGCGTAATCAACGCCTACCAGCTGATGGCGCCGCTGCTGGCCGAGAATCAGGCGATCAGCGCGTACATCAACCGGACGGGGCATTCCGACCTACGCTCGGCGATGCCGGAAGTGTTGAACCCGCCCGAAGCGGTGGCGATAGCGACACAGGAAAACCCGTTGAGCGCGAACGAGCAGCGCACATTGTTGACACTGCTCCGGCCACTGATGCCGACGAGTTCAGTCAACGTCTAGCCGCGCAAAAGCAAGCGACCGGCACCAAGACCGTTCGCGGCGACCAAGCCAACATCGATAAAGCCTTGCCCCTCCTGCTGGAGCCTCAGCGCGGCGACGTGCTCAAGGCCGAGCAGCGTTTCGCTGTGGGCAACGGCATGCTGCTCACCAACGGCACCGGCACCGGCAAGACCGCCAGCGGCATGGGCCTCGTTGTGCGCTCGATCAACGCCGGCAAGCCCAACGCCCTGGTGGTGGTGCCAAGCGACAAGATCGCCTCGGACTGGATCAAGTTCGCCAAGATGCTGGGCGTGAACCTGAAGCAACTGGAAAGCACCAGCGACAACGGCACAGACGGCCAGGTCATCACCACCTATGCCAACTTCGGCGCCAACGATAGCTTAGCCCTGCGCGACTGGGATCAGGTCGTGGCCGATGAGGCGCATTACCTGTCGAGCAACGAGAAGGGTGAAGGCACGGGCGCGCTGGCCAAACTGCAAGGCTTGACCGGTCACCCGGATGGCTTCTATCAGTGGGTGCGTGAGCGCAACCCGAAAGAATGGGGCGCCTACAAGGAGGCAATGAACGCCAGCCGCGACGCAGCGAAAGATTCCGCCACCACCCAAACGCAGAAAGACCAGCTGGCCGAAGTTGAAGGTAAGCAAAAGGCGCTGTGGGACGCTATCGAGAAGCCGGCCAAGAAAGCCTGGCAAGACCGCTGGGCCAAGCAGCAAGACCTGCCGAAAACCCTGTTCCTCTCGGCCACCCCGTTCGCCTACGTCAAAAGCGTGGACTACGCCGAGGGTTATCTGTTCGATTACGTTGATCCGGCCGAGCGCTTCAGCAACAAGGCGGAAATAGCCGGTTCGGCCTACAACAGCGGCGATGCGCGTGAAAAGTTTTTCATGCAGCACTTCGGCTACCGCATGCGTTACAACAAGTTGACCGCGCCGGAAGCCGGGGTGGATTCCGAACTGATGGAGCAAGGTTTTAACCAGCACCTGAAGGACATCGGCGCCCTATCGGGCCGACGCCTGGAAGTGCCGTATGACTACGACCGCAAGTTTGTGATGGTCGATGACGCCGTGGGCCAGAAGATCGACCAAGGCCTGGCCTTCCTGCGCGAGCATGCTGACGGCAAGTACCGCAAGGTCTATGACGCGGTCATGGCGACCTTCGACTACCAGCGCCGCATGTACCTGCTGGAATCGATCAAGGCCAAGGCCGTGGTGCCAATGATCAAGGAGCACATGGCGCTGGGCCGCAAAGTGGTGGTGTTCCACGACTACAACAAGGGCGGCGGCTTCGATCCGTTCAACGCCGGACTGGCCAGCATTACCGAGGCGGATGTCCGCGCGCTGGCCCGCGAAGCCTTTGCCGCGCGCCCGGACATCTTCAAGAAGATGGACCTGACCGGCCTGTACTCGCCGATTGAAACCCTGTCGGCGGCCTTTCCTGACGCACTGTTCTTCAACGGCACCGTGCCGAAAGCCAAGCGCCGCGCCAATGCCGACACCTTCAACGACGACACCAGCGGCAAGGACTTGATTGTCTTGCAGTCGGACGCCGGCCGCGAAGGCGTGAGCTTGCACGACACCACTGGCCAGCACATGCGCGTGCTGATCAACCTCGGCATGCCAGGCAAACCGGTGGCCGCGATCCAGATCGAAGGCCGCACCTACCGCACGGGCCAGGCCAGTGATGCCGCGTTCCGCTACCTGACCACCGGCACCGCCTGGGAAGCCAGCGCCTTTGCCAGCAAGATCGCCGAGCGCGCCTCGACCGCTGAAAACTTGGCGCTGGGCACCGAAGCCCGCGGTTTGAAACAATCCTTCATCGACGCCTACAACGGCGCCGAAGACCTGGCCCCGAGCGCCGAGGATGGCAAGGGCGGCAAGGCACTGGATCGTGAGTTGGGCGCCGCTTCGACGCTGACCCCGTTCAACCGGGCCAAGGCCTTTTACTTCGCACAGCAGAAGAACACCAAGCGCCGCGACCAGCGCGAAGGCACCGACTATTTTGCCACCCCGGAACCGGTCGGCTTCAAGATGGCCGAGTGGGCGAACATCCAGAAGGGTGACGACGCGCTGGAACCGTCGGCCGGGCATGGCGCCATCGCGCGCTTCTTCCCGCCGCAAACCAACGTCACCATGGTCGAGCCGAGCTATGACCTGTCGCAGCGGGCGGCCCTGGCCAACGGCAACGCGCGGATCATCAACGACAACTTCGAGTCGTTGCACCGGACCAACAAGTACGACGCCGTGGTGATGAACCCGCCTTACGGCAACGGCGGCAAGACCGCCATCGAGCACGTCGCCAAAGCCGCACAGCACCTGCGCGAAGGCGGCCGGATCGTCGCCTTGATTCCGCGCGGCGGCCTGACTGACAAGCGCCTGGCATCCTTCTTGGAAAGCGAAGAGGCGCAGAGCCTGCACCGAGTGGCCACCTTTGTCATGCCGGCCTCGACCTTCGAGCGCGCCGGTACGTCGGTCAACACGCAGGTCATCGTGCTGGAGAAACACAGCAACCCGGACGACGCATTGAACATCCATGCGCGCACGGTCGACCTGAGCAATGCCCAATCGACTGGCGAACTGTTCGACCGCATCGAGCACTTGGACCTGCCCGACCGCATGCCGAGCAGCAAACCCGAGCCGAAGCCGGTCATGATTGAGCACGTCACCGGCAAGGGTAAAACCATCACCGGTATCGTGCGCACCGACCTGACCAAGGATGAAGCCAAGGAAATCGACCCGTACACCTTCCCGAAAAACGGTGGCTTCTTCATCCGATCCAAGTACCTGGGCGACGGTAATCGCCTGTCGGTGGCCACCCCGGTCGGCGAACCGGCTTCGCATGAAGAAGTACGCGACGCCATCACCCAAGGCCCGTTCGGCCCGGTGGTCAAGAAGCTGATCGATGCCGGGCACATCGTGGTTCACGGCAACGTGCAATCGCTGCCCGACGGCGTCACCCCTGTGCGCGGCATGCAGGCGGTCACTACGCCCGACGGCACTGTGCACTTGATCGCAGCCAACCTGACCCCGGGCAATGCCAACGGCGTGCTGCTGCATGAAATGTTTCACAGTGGTGGCGAGCAGCTGGTCGGCTCCAAGCGCTGGGCCGAGCTGATGCAGCGCCTGGACGCTTTGCACCGTCAGGCCGAGCAATCCACCGGCAAGGCCCGTGAAGTGTTTGACCGCGCCCGTGAGCGCGTCAAGCAGGCGCAGGATCAAGGCGCGGTTGCCGATGGCATGACTGCCGAAGAGTTCGGCGCCTACGCCATTGAAGAGCACGCGCAGCTGCCGGCCGCCTTCCGCAAGTGGGTCGACGACCTGGTGGGCGCCATCAAGCACTGGCTGTTCAGCCGCTACGGCAAGCAACTGGGCCAGGTCACCCCGGCGCAACTGCGTGCCATGGCCAAGGATGCGTTGGTGTCGATGGCCCTGGCCAAGCGTGGCGAGCTGTTCGGCCCGGCCGGGACCATGTTCAGCGTCAAGTTGTCGGAGCACTTCGACGACATCAAGAACAATGCCGACGCCACCAGTTTCAGCGACAAGATCGGTCCGGTGAAACTGCCGCAGCGGATGGCGGATCGCTGGCGCCAACTGACCGATAACCTCGGTCTGCGCATTCGCCAGGCAGCCGTCGACCGTTACGCGCCACTGATGCGCAACGACCAAGCCCTGTACGGCGCCGACACCCTGGAAGGCTCGATTGCCTCCAGTTCGTGGGTGTTGGCACGCATGAGCCAGGCCGCAGGCGGCGCGGTAGATGCCTTGCTGCATCACGGCCGCATCTACCTTGATCCGGTGGAAAAGGTCATTGACCTGCACGACAACAGCAAAGGCTTGGGCGACACCCTGAATAAGCTCGGTAGCGTGGCGGAAATGACCCGTTTCATGGGTTGGATCGCGGCCAACCGATCCAAGCGCCTGCTCGGCGAAGGCCGTGAAAACCTGTTCACCCCGGCCGAAATCGAGGCCGGTATCAAGTTCAGCGGTGGCAAACTGGCTGACGGCAAGAGCCGGAGCATTCTCTATCAGCAAGTGTGGAAAGAGTTCCAGCAGCACCGCGACGACGTGCTGGGCATTGCCGAGCAGTCGGGCATCATCACCCCTGAGCAGCGCGCTACCTGGAGCGATGAGTTTTATGTACCGTTCTATCGGGTGATCGACAGCGAAAACCTCGGCGGCCCATCCTCGGGCGGCGGTGGTCTGTCGCGTCAGCAGGCATTCAAAAAACTCAAGGGCGGCAAGCAGCACCTCAACGACTTGCTGGAAAACACCCTGCTCAATTTCCACCACCTGGTGCAAGCCAGCCTGAAGAATCAGGCCGCGACGCAGGCCATGGACAACGCCGAGCAGCTGGGCATTGCCGACAAGACTACCGAGGCGCACCGCGACAAGAAGGCCAGCACCTTCGTCATGGAGAACGGGATTAAGCAGTGGTACAACGTCAACGACCCGCTGACCTTCAAGGCGGTGTCGGCGATCACTGACGCGGGCACCAATACCCTGTCGCGGCGGGTGATGCGCGGCTTCAAACGTTTCTTTACCAACATGACCACCATCACCCCGCAATTTGTGGTGGCGAACGCCATCCGCGACACGCTGGCGGCCATGGCCACGTCGCCGACCAGCGCCATCCCGCTGAAAACCGCGTTCAAGGGCGCGCTGACTTACGGCAACAACCGCCAGCGCGCCCGCCTGATGGCCAGCGGCGGCGGTTTCCACTTTGGCCAGGTCTACGGCCATGGCGCCACCGAGTTCAAGGCCTCGCTCAATGGCACCATGCGCGCCGCGCAAGTGCTCAAAGACCCGATGCTGATCCCGAACACGCTGATGAAGGCCTGGCGCAAATACCATGACGTCACCGACTTTGCGGAGAACATGAACCGCGCCGGGATTTGGGAGCACAACCAGAGCAGAGGCAAACTCAAGGCCGCGTTTGAAGCGCGCGACCTGATGGACTTCAGCGCACACGGCGATGCCGGGATTATCCGCTTCTTCACCGATGTGGTGCCGTTCCTCAATGCGCGCATCCAAGGCCTGGACAAGCTCTATCGCTCGGGCGGCAAGCCGGCGTTGAAAACCCTGTTCGGCAAGGGCACCAAATCGGACAAGCAGGCCTTCGCCCGCTTCGCGTCGGTGGTTGGTGCGCTGACCGCCTTCAGCGTGATGCTCTATCTGCGCAACAAGGACGACGAGGATTACCGCAAGCTGGAAGACTGGCAGCGCGACACCTATTGGGTGATCAAGATCGGCGGCAACATGTTCTTCATTCCGAAGCCGTTCGAAGTGGGCTCGATCGCCACCATGGGCGAGCGCCTGATGGAGCAGTTCGTGGACCCGACCGTGGGCGGCGACAAGCTGGGCAGCCGGGCCTTGCACATTCTGCTGGACACCTTCGCGATGAACCCGACGCCACAGGCATTCAAGCCGGCATTCGAGTTGTGGGCGAACGAAAACACCTTTACCGGGCGGCCGATTGAAGACCAGTCGATGCAGCGCCTCAGCCCCAGCCTGCGCGCGCGGCCGGACACCACGCGCCTGGCGGAAGCGTCGAGCCGCGGCATCGAAAGTGCGCTCGACGTGATCGGTGCCGGTAACTCGGCGCTGTCACCGGTGCAGATCGATCACCTGATCCAGGGTTATATGGGTGCAGTGGGCTCGACCGCCATCGGCATGGCCGACACGTTCTGGCGTCGGGCGCAAGGCGAAGAGTTGCCGGCGCGTAGCTGGGATGAATACCAGCCGGTGAAGCGCTTCTACAAGGATTTGACCAAGGAGGACAACTACACGCGCTACGGCACCGACTTCTACACCGCGCTGAAGAAATCCGACCAGGCCTATGCCGACCTGCAACACCTGGCCAAGTATGGCGAGGAAGAGAAGGCTGTGGCGCTGGAGCAGAAAGAGGCAGATGTGCTGGCGTTGCGCGGCACCTTGAACAAGGTCAACCGGGATATGTCGCGCATTAATGCGGAAATGAAGCGCATCCAAGTGGACAAGGACATGGACGGCAAGACCAAGCGTCTGGAACTGGACCGCCTGCGCTCGATGCGCAACCTGATGACCGAGGAAATCGGCAAGGACCTGGAGCAGCAGAAGATGACTAAGCGGGCGTCCGAGGGGAAATAAAGGCAATTGCCACCACCAGCACCGGAACCATCACGACCGGTGCCTTGACCAGGCAGATGACCAAGAGGCCGAGCGGCAGCCAGCCAAAGACGATCAGCAGGAAGCCGCCGAGGCCTTGCCAGTGGCGCGGCACCTGCGTGTAGATAAAGGCGCCAATGATGGTCAGCAGCACGCCAAGGCCGATGAAGTCAGACAGCATAAGGTCGTGCTCCGGTGATAAGTGCTGGTATGATAGCACTGCCGAATGGTGGCGCCTCTGGGTGTTCATCAGATACGGCTTGGGAACTGGCGCGTGATCCGGCCCCGAGCCGTCCAAGAGGGTAGCGGCGTATCCGATTGGGCCTCTGAACAGTGATGGCCGCCACTGAATTGCGCTTAGCGGCTGATGTACCCCCTCCTGACTCCCCTGTTTTCCTCATTTCTGTCTGGCAATCAGCCATTACGTCGTCATTTGGTTCCGTAACAGCACCATAGCGACTATTATCTGACCATATTTTACTGATCTGGCCAGGGGCGCCGCATGAATGAAGAACTGAAACAGGCCGTCGAGGCGGTGGCGAAAGACCCCACCGGTTACGGCTGGATGACCTACTTGTGGGTATGTTTGATTGCCGCGTGGGGCGGGCTGGTGCGGTTCCTCAATTCGATGCGCGAGCGCAAGGAGTCCTTCAGTGCGGCGATGGTCACGCTGATGACGGGCTTGATCACCTCGGTGTTTGTCGGCGTGTTGACCTTCTACGCCTGCGAAATCGCCAATTTTGACAAGCTGTGGACGGCCATTTGCGTGGCAGTCACCGGCCACCTCGGCGCCCAGGCCATGCAAGTGTTCGAGAAGGCCATTCTCGGCCGCCTGAAGCTGGTCTTCGGCGTCACCCCTTCCGCTGACCCAGGTAATACCCCATGAACCCCCCGTTGATTCTCGCCGACTTCGAGCTGGCCGCCGCCACCCTGCGCGTACCGGTGGCCGCCATCCGCGCCTTTGCCGAAGTGGAATCGCGCGGCGCCGGCTTCTTGCCGGACGATCGGCCGGTGATTCTGTTCGAGCGCCATGTGTTCCGCCGCCAGCTGATCGCCCACGGCGCCAACCTGGCCACCGTCGCCGACCTGGAGCGCACCCGCCCCGACCTGTGCAACAAAACCCCGGGCGGCTACGGCGCCAGCTCCAAGGAATGGAATCGCATGGATGACGCGGTGAAGATCAATCGCGCGGCGGCGCTGGAGTCGGCCAGCTACGGCGCCTTCCAGGTGATGGGCTTCAACTGGAAGCGCTGCGGGTATGCCAGCGTGCAGGACTTCGTCAACGCCATGTTCAAGAGTTCGGCGGCGCACCTGGACAGCTTCGTACGCTACATCCAGTCCGACGCCAACCTGCTGAAGGCCTTGCGTGCGCAGGACTGGCCGATGGCCGCCCGACTGTATAACGGGGCGAACTTCCAGATTAACCACTACGACACCAAACTCGCCGAGGCCTTTGCCCGGTACAGCTAAGGGGATGACAGCATGGCGGACTGGCAAAAGATGTTGAGCGCGGTAGCTCCATGGATTGGTGCGGCGGCTACCGGGGGCGTACCGGCGCTGGTGGGCATGGCAGCGGTGCAAGTGGGCCAGGCCTTCGGCACGGACGTGAAAGCCACCACCGACGCCATCGCCCAGGCCATCGGTGGCGCGAGCCCTGACCAGCTGCTGGCGCTGAAGTCCGCCGACAATGACTTTGCCGCGAAGATGCAGGCGCTGGGCTTCCAGAATACCCAAGCCCTGGAGCAGATCGCCGCCAATGACCGTGACAGCGCGCGCAAGCGTCAAACAGCCATGGGTGACTGGACGCCTTCAATCATCAGCTTCCTGATCATCGCGGCCTTCTCGGCAGTGATGTACCTGTTCATGACCCAAGAAATGCCCGAGCAGGGCGCGATGCGCGATTCCATGCTGATCATGATCGGCACCTTGGCCGCCGCGTTCACGCAGGTGACCAATTATTATCTCGGTTCCTCGGCGGGGAGTGCGGCCAAAACCGAGATCATGGGGCGCAGGCCGTGAGTTCCTTCACGGCGTTCTCGGCGCCGTTGCTGATCCAATACGACCTGTCCGCCAGCCAGGCGCTGGGCGCGGATCACTGGCGGGTGGCCAAGGAATTCAAATACTTCATCGGTAGCGAAAACTCCCAGCGCTTTATCACTGTGCCGGCCGGCTACTTGACCGACGGCGCCAGCGTGCCGCGCGCCTTGTGGTCGATCATCCCGCCCTGGGGCGCCTACGGTCAGGCCGCCGTCGTGCATGACATCCTGTGTGAATACCTGTCGATCATGGTCGCCGGCAAGCTGACGCCGATCACGCGTGAGCGCGCCGATGAAATCTTTGCAGAAGCCATGACAGTGCTACAGGTGCCGTCGCATGACGTCGCCCTGATCAGTGAGGGGGTGAAACTCTATCGCCTGGCCAGCGGCGCCAGCGCCCCCACCAATCGGCCCGAAAAGCGCGCACTCGAAGCGAGTTGGGCATGAGCGGCTTCATCGATTACCGCGACTATCCCGAGCTGGTGCCGCTGGTGGACGGCCTGCGCACTCAATGGCAAGCCTTGCGCCAGGAAGCGCGCGCCGAGATAGGCGCCTTCATCAAGAGTCCCGAGGTCGATATTCAGGATGCCGACGACATCCGCCTGTTCATCCTGCCGCTGAAGTGGCAAGGGCAGACGGTGAATGCCGGGCATGGTTTGGCGTATGCCGAGGAAATACTTGATCGCGTACCGGTCACCGCTGAGGCCATTGCCAACCCGCTGGTGGTATCGGTGATGTTCTCGCTGTCGGTGCCGGGCCTTGAGCTGATCCCGCACATCGACAACGAGGAATGGATCGGCGCCGTGTGGCGCATTCATATCGGGCTCGATTGCCCGGACGGGTGCGGGCTGATGGTCGACGGCCAGGTGCAAACCTGGCAGGACGGTGAAGCGCTGATGTTCGACAGCGCGCGGGTAGAACACTCGGCGTGGAACCGAGGCGCCGCCCCGCGCTTGATACTGATCGTCGACGTTAAGCGATTGGCGTAGCGGCGCACGGCCCGCTGTGACCGGCCCGGCGTGAGCAGGTCCAGCCTCGTGGTGGTAACAGGCACTTGTGCGGTTCGGCGATGCTGTAAAAGAATACCTCGTCTTGCTCTAGCGAGTGCTCCCCGTTCATTTGCACGGCCGCGAACCACTTACCGTCCTTGAACAGCATGTACTGGCTCGCTTCGCCCTGCGCTTCCCAGGTTAGGCCGGGCACGGTTTGCGGTATAGGCTGAGCCATCATTTCCCGTACCTCGGCGCTGATCGCGGTCAGGATTTCAGCGGCCATCGGGTTCTTGAACACCATGGTTGCGCCGTCGGTGGCGCGCTTTATTGGCGGCGGATCGATCAAGCCCAGGATGTGCATCAGCTGCTTGGTCGGCACGGCACGGTATTTCGGCAAGCTGCTACGGCAGTCCATAGGGAATGGCTGGCAGTCCGGGCACGGCGCCTCGCCCTGCTCGAAAGATTCCGGCGTCTGCCCGGTCGTATAGCTGATGACGCCGTGATCTTCGCAGGTGGCGCAGGTCGGAGGCTTGACCGGATGATCAACGAAGTAGCATTGCACCGCTGTGCGCATCTGCGTGAACACGGCGTCGCGCGCC